CCAGATATACACAATATCAAGTGTCACGCTCCACGTGAGCGTGTGAGTTGAAATTTTATTTCTTTTATGTTATCCTAAAAATATGGTTGATTAAATTCAGATCATTGCACTGGATTTAATCGTATTAACGGCTATTGTGTAGCCGCTAAAATTTTAGCAGATGCCCTTTTTTTATATCCCAAAAAATCGAAAAATTGGGTTAAAAGCATTTTGAGCCTATCGCTTTTAAGATTTTTCTATCGTACATTTGACGTTGTTCAATCGGTTTTAGCCGGTTCAGATAGAAAATATTAAATTTTCAAGTTGCAAAAAATTGTTATTGATTATAAATCAATTTCAATTACTAGCTGTCGTATGACCTTGCAAAAGTCAACTAGATTTTTTGTTGTGCGGTTGTCAACTCTTTTCATTTTAGATTTTCCGCTTTTTAGTTTTAGCGGTAAACTTATTTGTGATAGGTAAAGGTTTTGCTTTTTGGTTTTTGGTTTATTCCCTTCCTTTACTGTAATTATATTATAACACATGGCGTCATGTATTACAATTGACTTTTTGCACAAACATGGAGTCATGTATTTATATAACTTGCACACACAATATATAGTGCATATTATTGTATTTTTGAATGATAACCGCTATATATAGTGATACTATGATTTATAAACGAAACTAAAATATTTGTAAGAAGTTACAAATATATAATTGAAATGAGGTTTAAAATTGGACAATATAAACAAAAAGAAGATAGAGTATAATGCTGCATACACTGCCAAAAATTACAAAAAATTATCGGTTAATGTGAAGCCCACAGATTATGCGGCTATTGACAATTATTGTAAAAAATCAAATATTAGCAAAGCTAAATTTATTGTAAAATGTTGTAAACACTGTATAGATCATGATATTAGTTTTGATGATTAACTAGACCACAATATATAGTGACTAATACAGTATTTATTACTTGTAATACACAGTATATTGTATGCTTATATTTTGAGCTATAAGGCTGCTAACAAGCGTTATATACTGTTGTGTGCATGGGTGGTATAGTTATACTTGATAGCCGTTAAAATGAATTTTAGAGCATACAATATATAGTGGTATTGTAGTGTATTATGTGTGAGTGTATACTATATTTTGTGGGTAATGGTTTAATGATTGGTGTATGTATGTGTACAAATATTTGTACTGTTGTAAACGTTGAATAGCGTGAAATATGTGTACAATTTTTTGGACTTATAAGGATCTGTACAAGGTTCTTTACTAATGCTAGTTAATGACAATTAGTCAATTTGCATAATTTTAAAGGTTAATTTTGTGTAAATTGCTAGTTTAAAATAGGGAATGAGCATTAAAATTTAGGCGTATTTTAGTGAGTGTTTACCACTTTGACGGTAAATATGGGGTGAAATAGGGAATTGATAGGGAATTGATAGGTTAAAATATTAATATACAATGTTCAAATTTTAAAGATGATGATTAAGGGCGTTCGGTATATCGAATAGCAACCACCGATAAATATATTTAACAAAAATTAAATATTAATAATAAATAAATGTACAAAAGTTAATTATTAACTTAATCAATAATTGATAAAATCAAGTATTACAAAGTCGGTTGAGCTTGCATGAAGTCGGCGGAAATTATATTAACATTCTATGAATTATGCTACAATTATTTATATATGCTTTTTTGGCAAAAAGGCATATAAACCACGCAAATATGCGGTTTTATGGATATGTTAATATACTTAATTAAATAGCCTTGGAGGGGGTGACTTTACATTTATGGGAACATATGGAAACGAGATTATCCCCTTAGTAGTTCCACTCTATCCACACGCCCCAAAACCAAATCTAAAATCAAAATAGCATTTTTTAAAATTCCTGCACACTCTCCCACTACCCCACCAAAAAACCAAATTTTCATTCGGTAACACGTTCGAGTAAACTTCGTATCTACGCTATTTTTTCAACTTTTCCAAGCCCCAAAATATACTCAAATACACCAAAACACTCCAAAATTAACTTACAAACATTATTTCCGCACCACAAAAAATAACCTATCACTCCCTAAAAACACACTCCCTGAAAGACCATAATAGGTCTTATTTTTTTATCCTAAAATGGCTATAAATCAAGTTTTACACTTAAACAATCACTCGTTTAAAATTCAAATTTAATTCACTGTCAACTCATTAAACTTCACTTCAGAAACAATACACTATCACCGAAACATCTCAAAACAATAAAAAGCCATCAAAATATCATTTATAAAACTCATAAAATAACCTATCGTAAAAACGAAAAAAACGTTTTTACACCTTGATTTACAAGCAAAAACAACGAATAAGCTATCGTAATTTTACCGAACACTCCGAAATAAAATGCTTAGACGAAAACAAATTGTTTAAGCAGTTGCCAGACGATCCATATAAACATTAATGTTTAACTGAAAAAATATCTGTGAAGATTAGCGTGACCGTAGGGAACGATAATCAAGCAGGGAAGTTATATACGAGCGTAGCGAGAATATAACTGACTAGCTGTGCGCAGCACAACAAATCAATATCTCATCATTACAAAACTTCATTGTCATAATAACACAGTATCATAATTCCTATTAATTGTACAATCTCACATAAACTTACAATTTATAATTACAATCAAAATTATAATTATAAATATAACTAATACACTAAAAGTTTACATATAAATTTGCATAAGTATATTGACAACCATTTAATTGTACATTATAATTGTAAATGTACTATTAAACGAGTACGTTTGAGAGTTGCTTACTTGATTTGCTTGCAATTTCAAATTGCAATTTTTAAAATATGATTTCACTTCAATTTATCTCTCAGCTCTATTAGTATACCCTTTCACCATTAAACGAGTACACTTGAAATGATATCATATTTTAAAATCAAATTCAAGAAGTAAATATTGTTTATAAAATTGTAAGTTATAGGAAGTGATATTTAATGTCAGTTAATTGTAGTAAACAATAAATTTTTCTGGGGCGTTTACGCCACAGTAAGGATTCTCTTATTACTCAGTTATCTAATATTATTTTACTCTACACTTTGACCTACACTTTTGGTATACAGATTGCACACTTTTTTGCATTTTGACCTACACTTTTGGTATACAGATTGCAAAAATGGAGTATTAACAATAAATGGGTAATAACGATGAAAGGTGGTGACAAATTATAGCTGACAATTATTTTGTAAAAATTCCCAAGAAATATATATACGCTGACTCGGCTGACAGTTTTGAACTTTTATTGTATCGTTGTCTTAGTTATTTGCGTAATGCTAGAACAGGGACAATAAGTACATCTATAAATGAAATTTTGGAATTGTGTCATTGTTCCCTTTATAGTAAGGGTAACAGAGAAAACACTCATAGGATAAAAGCACTTTTCAATATCTTTATTGTCAGGTCAGATTTAACTTGGGATAACCAATGTGACTATAAATCATTAAATAATGTTAATGCAAACGCTCATTTAAGATTTAAGGTCAACAAAGCGGTATTTGACCCTCCAGACAACTTTGTAATATTGTATGACACAGAATGGGACAAACTAATGTCTATTTCAAATAGGCTGTCTAAGTCAATACTTCTTCGTATTTACTTATACATAAAGTCATGGAACTTTCAGAATACAGAAATTATAACAGAGAGTGTTTGTGGTTGTTACAAGAAAGAAACGGTAATGGCAGAAGAATTACATATGTCGGTCAGACAGTTAGACAACTATTTAAAGGCATTATGTGATAATGGGCTAATAGTCAAGCATATTACAGGCTCTTATAAAAAGAATGGCAAGGTCTATAATGCTCCTAACGTTTATGTGCTTAGTTCAGATCTGAACGTACAACAACATATCCGAGAAGCTGTTGACAGACTAAAGTACACCTATAAGGTAGATGAATTTCTACCAATGACACATAAGAACAAGAAAATTAGAAAGGATTGATAAACGTAATAGATAGTAAGATTATAGTATTTGAAAACGAGGACTTTGGAGAACTTAGAACGGTTGAGATTGACGGAGAAGTTTGGTTTGTAGGCAAGGACGTGGCAATGATATTGGGTTATGGAAATGGAAAAGTTAAAAGTAAAGCTTTAGCTAACGCTATAAAAGACCATGTAGATATTGAAGATAAAAGGTTCTTAAACTATGATGAACTTAAAGCGTACCAAAATGGTGACCTTAAAAATATTAGCCACTATGGAATGACAATTATAAATGAAAGCGGTCTATATTCTCTTGTATTTGGAAGTAAATTGTCAACCGCAAAGAATTTCAAACACTGGGTAACTTCTGAGGTTCTTCCTTCACTTCGTAAAACTGGCACATATAATACGCAGGCTTTTGAAGAATTAAAAGCAGAGGTAATAAATCTCAAAGAAGAATTAGAGAAAAACAAATTACCCAAGAAAACATATAGTCCATGGTTTAGTCGTATGCACCCTAAATACAAATTAATAGAAGATAGTCTTGGTATTACTAGGGGTGCATTGTATAGAGAAATTCTTAAAGAGCTTGCTAACAGATACGGACTTGATACATACCAGATAGAACAAGACTATTTGTATGAAAATTGTTTGGATAAATGTTATCCTCTTGACCCATATCAGTGTGTTCCGCAATATCGCAATATGATAGAAGATATTATTAATGAGTATTTAATCAGTAACAGTTTAGCTGATAAAAACGATATTATTGCGACTAAGAAATATAAGACAATTTTTTCAAAAACTAATTCTAAGACTGATTTTAATGAGTCTCATCTTAATACAGAGGACGGTGATAATAATGGGTAGAAATCGCAAAACAACTTCTTTACAGGAACTATTCCCTGAAGATTATACATACGAGGCTCAAGACAAGCCTTTAGACGATAATGAAGAATATTTGAGGTTTCGCAGTGAGTATTGGACTATGCTTGCAGAAACTGACGATACATACGCAGAAGATTATATGTAAGATAAAATAAAGGAGACAACAAAATGAACAATTTGAAACTTGTAGAAACAGACGTATTTAATGAAATCGCAACTTGTGACTTTTGGGGTAACATTAATAATGAGTATCTTGTCACAAGAGAACAGATTGGTAGGGCATTGGGTTATAAAAATCCAAGTGAAGCAATTAAAAAGATTCACATGAAACATAGAGATAGACTTGATAATTATAGTTGTTTAATTAAAAGTGACTTTAGTCGAGGGGTGCGTTCTGGGGCTATCGACTCTAATGGTGCAATTCAGGACAGAATGTTTTATAACCGCAAAGGCATTATGGAGATTTGCCGTTGGTCTAGGCAACCATTAGCAGATAAGTTTATGGATTGGTGTTGGGAGATTATGGATAGGCTTATCTCCAACAGCTTGAATACCGTAACATTATCAAGAGAAGAATATTCTATGATTGTTAATGCTGTCAATGAAGTAGGTCAGCTTAATAAAGTCAATGAGCAGCTTACACGTCAGTTGCAAATCATTTCTACACAGAACACCACAATGCAAGACAAACTTTCTCGTATGTGGCAGAAAATAATGCTTATTGTTCCACCTGTGCATTATTCTTCTTGGAAAAACAAGATGTCTCAGAAAATTGTTTCGCTTGCAAAGATCTTAGGTTATACAAATGATGATGATAGAAAATCTATTTATGGCGATATTTACAGCATGATGAGGTCAGACTATGATATTGACCTTGACTCCTACAAAGAAAATTATTTGTTATCACAAACAGACTATAAAAACGTAGCAATGATAGATGTTATTGATAGCGATACAGCTCTTAGAGATATTTTCGAGGAAATTGTTGACCGATACATACAAATAAAATCAGGAATGGAGGTAATGAACAATGCCTAGACTAACAAAACTCACAGAGAGCGAGTATGCCAATGGTGTACTCGCAGAAGCTAAAAGAATAAACAATAACGAGACAATTCGTAAACAACCGCCTACAGAACAGCAAGTTAGATTGTGTCTTAGAGTGCTGAGAGATTTTCACATACATATAAACAAGGATAATATTCCTAGATTTAAAAGTGTTCAGGAGCTAGAGCTTTGGCAGAAGAAAATGATACACGGTAAATTATATGACAGCGACTAAAACGGAAAGGTAGATTAAAATGACAGAAAACAACAAAACTATGGTAACAGTATTCGAGAGCAAAGATTTCGGCAAAGTAAGAACGGTAGATATTGATAACAAGATTTACTTTTGCGGCTCTGACGTGGCAAAGGCGTTGGGGTATGCAAGACCAAATGACTCTATATCTGCTCATTGTAGGTGTACTGTAAAACACAGTATACCTCACCCACAATCTAAAAACAAGGAAATTGAAATGTTATTCATCTCAGAGGGTGATGTTTATCGTCTTATAGCACATAGTAAACTCCCTTCTGCAGAACGCTTTGAGAGTTGGATATTTGATGAGGTGCTTCCAACCATACATAGGACAGGCAGCTATATCATGGAAGGGTCGGAAAAAGACAACGAATTGAAACTTTTGCAAGCTACGGTTACTCAGCTTCAGAATATGTTACTTGCATTATCGGCTAAGAAAATACCAAATGAAAAGGCTTTGAACATATGGAAGAAACAAATTGGTACTCCGCTTATAGGGAAGTTGCAGGATAATGCTTTACAATCTACAGGTGAGGTTATTGAGTTTGTAGATATGTTGCATAGAGTTTATACTCAGATGACTTCAATGTTTGGCTTCTGTACTGCTACGGCTCTTAGTGAATTTACAGACAAGTATAACTGTGATTGCACTACAACACAACCTAGTATTATAAATGCTATTGCGGATAATCATGTATATCAGGCTTGGTTTACTCAGGCTTGTAATCAGCTTATGATTTGTGTGGATAATGGGGATAGGTTTACATCTGACGATGATTGTACTTATAATGCTACACAGTTTACTTCAGAGGACAGCTTTGGTTTTATTGTTCGCACATTGGCAGAGATTATGAAAGATAGATCGGCACGCTACGCACACACACTGTCTATAGTTTACAAGAAAATGAATAGTGCAAGGGGTTGGCATAATCAAATGACTAGGAAGAAGGCTAAGACTAAGAAAGATGTAATATTATCTGATAGAAAACAGTTTACTAAATTTGTGTTAGCTAGCAACGAAATTATAAAGGAATTGAGAAGGAGTTAAATTTATGAGAACATATACGGTAACAAGTAAAGTAACCGCAGAGGAACGTGAGGTTACAATTAACATTTCATGCGAGAATGGCGAGTGGGTCGCTAATTTGTATACTTGTATTGAGAAGTATGCCAACAAATGCAAAAAGCAAGGTTGGAAACAGATTGATGAAACAAGACACACTGACGGTACGTTTATTGGAGCTACATTTATTGCTCCTGCTAAAGCCATTAGTATTAGAAACGCTCACCCGACTAAAAGGGTCATATCAGAAGAACATAAACAAAAGCTTTTAGCTGCGAGAAATAAAGATTAGTTAAAATTGTACATTAATTATGTTAATTTTACAGCTATATTGTTTTGAGTATAATTTTACTTGTGAAGTATTACTCTTTAAAATTTAACACAATTAATGTATGTTCCTGACGGTAGAACGTAGATTATGATAGATATAAAGATAGGAGATATAAATGCTTACAGCACAAATTAATAATCAACCTATAAATTGTTATGACAATAAGTATGATAGAGATACTTTGAAAAAATGGGCGGACAAAGGAATTTTGCAATGTCCTGTTTGTTATGGAAAGTACGAATATTGTCATGGCAAATTGGTAAGCCCTTATTTTAGACACAAAGACAAAACTAAATGTGAGATAATTTACTCTGAACCCGAAACAGAAGAACATATTCAAGGTAAAATAGCATTATTTAATTGGATTAAGAAACAAAATGGTGTTGTCAAGGCTGTTATGGAGGGTTATATAGAAGAAACAAAACAAAGACCTGACATCATGTTTGAGTTTGGCGGACAGCAGTACGTTATAGAATTTCAGTGTACGCCAATAGCAAGTGAGCAAATAGAACGCCATGAGTTGTATCAAGCTGCTAAAATTAATGACATTTGGATTGGCGGTAAGGAAAAATATTCAACTGGCAGGACACATATTGAGAATATTGCATATGCAATGTTTGACTATCAGAAAAACACTTTGTCTAAAGTTAAAGATCTTTTGAATAAAAACTTGTTACCTTATAATAATTTACCGCTTTGGAATTTTAACGAAATACCTTTAGAGAATGTAATGTTTGACGGAAAATTTACTTTTGTAAATCAAATTATGGAAAAATATGTTGATTTATCAATGAAAAAACACAATGCGGAATTAAAAAAGCTAGAGCAGAGACGACATATTCATAGTTTGGTAGAGGTTTGTAAAGTTATTCCAGAATGGTATGCGCAAGTATGTCATCATTGTAAAATCGACATACTTGAAGGCAAATCATCTTCCCCATATTTGATTATGATGAAGTTTGCAAGCGATATTACTGCTCCTTTCACAATGTTCATCAAAGAAAATTTGATTGATGTGTGTGTAACCGAGATGTATAATCGTAGGATAAAAAATAATTCCACTAATTGCGGAAAGTGCTATTGGCAAAAAGCAACTAAATTTGTAAAAATTGAAACACTTAAATATTCGGACAATCAGCAGTTGGTTTCTGTGATTAAAGAATATTTTTCAAAGCAATTACAAAAGGCAGTAATTAATAAATATATGGGAGGAATAACAAATGGCTAAACAACAAATGTATCAGCAGTTTATTTTTAAGTTGCACAGTTCAAGAATTTTAAAAGCACCTGATAAAAATTTAAAGATCTCTATACAAGAAGCTAGAGATAATAGGGAAATTATTTCTCTTGCTGACGGACAAATTTTACAAATGATTGATGAGATAAATTCATTAGATAGAAAATTTACCGCAGATAGGATAAAGGAAATTAAGAGAGAAATAAAGCTTTTGAAAAAGCAGTCAAAGTCGAGAAATACGAGTGTACAAATTAAGAAATGTTATCAGGACTTAGATAACATTCAATGTAAACTTGACTATGTTGCGATTATAATGAATAATAAGGAAGATATTTTTAAGCTGAGTTACGGATTTAGAATAAACGGAACGTACTATAATAGACTTATAGGCACAACAAATGGTATAAAAAAGAACACAGTTATTTATGCTGCCGCAAAGAACTCACAGCATATAAAATTATGTGAGGAATTAACAAGACGCATGAATAATGGAAGAAACTTAAACAAAGAGCTTGTGCCTGCTAAGTTTGAAGCTTATAAAGCATTAACTTGTTCGGCTTCTGTGCCTGTGACACATCCGAAAGATATTCTTGTGGTAGATGATTTGATTGTAACTTGTAAAGAAAAGGTTATAAAAATAACAGATGAATTTGATGGAGAGCCTGTATTAACTGAGCCTGACAATCCTGAAATTATAGAAGTAAATGACAGTGACGGTTATGGTTTAATAACGCCCACATTGTCGGAGACATGGGCTAAGGATGTTCTTGAGGACTATATACCTAGTGGGTATTGCATAAGAAATAGCTTTTGTAAGGGTATGGTGTTCACGTTTGACTTTCATAAATTTGCCTATGAATATGGTACATTCAATGAAAATGGTGATTGTATTGTTATTGATGTATGGGGAAATAAACATAATATAAAGAATGTAGACTTAATACTTACAACTTCGATGTTAAAATTGTGGGATAGTTATGACAGTATTGATTCATATTTGGAAAATTGTAAGAAAAACGGATATGGCTTTAGAGTAACAAAAGTGTGTCCCGAAAAACTTGAAAATGAACGCAATATGAATTATCAATTTCTGCAAAGCTATGAATTAACAGATGAGGAAATTCAAGAATTGATAGCCCCTACGGTTAATGAAATAAAAGATGTAATTCACGGAGATATTGATAAGACTATATTGTTTTTAAATGGGGCTACTTCAGATGAGGATTTTAGCTTAAACGAGATTGACAATGTTACCAAGTCAGTTATGATAGAACCAAGCATGGCAAATGACCCATTTGTTATAAATCGTATTAATTATATGATTAAGAAAAAAATTACACAGGCTAAAATTGGTGTACTTAAAGTGCATGGTAATTATGCTGTTATTTCAGGCGATCCATTTGCCTTATGTCAAAAAATATTTGGAGTAAATGTTGAGAATAATGACTATGGATTACTTAAAGCTGGACAAATGTATTCAAAATATTGGTCTGACTATGGGTCTGATAGGGTTGTTTGCTTCAGAGCGCCAATGAGCTGCCATAATAATATTAGGGTCATGAATGTTACAGTTAATAAAATGATGTCTGAATGGTATAAATACATGACAACTGTTAATATTGTCAACTGTCATGACAGTATGGCAGCAGCGTTAAATGGTTTTGATAAAGACGGAGATTGTCTTATAACAACAGACAATCCAATATTGTTGAGAAATACAAGACCTACTAAAACAATTATGTGTGTTCAAAAAAAAGCAAATAAAGAAATCATTTGCGAGTCTAATTTAATGCAGGCTAATTATAACAGCTTTGGCGAGGAAATTGGTAAGGTCACAAATAGGATAACTGCAATGTACGATGTTCAGGTAAAATACCCAAAAGAAAGCAAAGAATACAAAATACTAGATTATCGTATTATGTGCGGTCAGCTTGTCCAGCAGAACACGATAGACAAGGCAAAAGGTATTATATCCAAGCCTATGCCTGAGGCGTGGTATAACAGATTTGCATTAAACTACAATGAGAATGATAGTGATGAGGAAAGAGTTACAAAGGAATTTAATAAAACAATCATTGCTGATAAGAAACCATATTTTATGTGTTACATATATCCGCAGGAAATGTCAAAATATAAAAATTATATTGAAAATAATAATGCTCAATGTATAAATTTATTTGGCATGACGATTTCTGAATTAGAGGGTCTTAAAGATAAAACGGAAGATCAGCTAAAGTATTTGGATTGGTATTACAAAAAAATGCCTGTCAGTGTTAATGATTGTACCATGAATCGTATTTGTAGGGCTGTTGAGTTGGCTTTTGAAAATTATAATACGGAAGTTAAATCGTCAGCTAGATTTAATTATAAAGTTATGCAATGCAGACAAAACGACAAACACCCTGACTATCCCAAATTAAAAAAAATGTACGAGAATTATACAAGGGATATAACTCAATACATGGTGTTATCTAAAAAACAACGTTTTGACAAAGAACAAATTGATAATGACAAGATGATAATGACAGAAAATTATCGTAAGTTATGTTCTGAGATTTGCACAGATGAATTTGTGTTGTGTGATATATTGCTTGATATATGCTATAAAACAGAGAAATCTAAGAAATTTGTATGGGATATTTGTGGTGACACTATTATTGAAAATCTTTTAAGATTAAATGATTGGCAGATGTCTTATTATGTACCCGATGAAACTGGAGATATTGAGTATGGTGGAACAAAATATAAAAAAGCCACAAGAAAGGTTGGTGTGTAAATGGATATATTCTTAAATGAAATTGCCGAGGCAGAAAGAATAATTGAAAGTAAAGATTTAGGTGTAAAACCGTCACAATCATTGTTTTTGTTGGCTAAATATTACCGATATGTAATGAAGTATAAAAAATCTAAAATAATTACTGCACTAACTGATTTTATCAAATCAACAGGTATAAATTACAGACCTTCTGATTGGGAGAAAAGCGTTGAAAGACAAGTTGACAGAACACGTAATAATCCACCAATTAATATTGAGTACATTGGCATAACACAAAAGGAACTTGAAGATATAGCAAGGCTTAAAAGCCCACCAGTTGAGAGAATAGCTTTTACGGCATTGTGCCTTGCTAAATATAGAAATATTCTTTGTGCAAGAAATAATAATTGGATTTGTACTAGCCACAAAATGCTGTTTTCTCTATCTAGTGTGAATAAAACTAGATATGAAAAAGAAATGATGATACATAAGTTAGTTAAAGCAGGAATGTTACAGCCAGCATTGGCTGTCGGAAATACAAATCTTCAAGTAAAGTTTATTGATGATAGTTCTCTAATAGTGCTAAAAATTACCGACATGAGAGAACTCGGTAAAGAATATATGCTGTATAGAGGTAAAAAATACGCACGTTGCGAAAATTGTGGAAGGCTATTTTATAAGAGATCAAATAGTCAGTTGTACTGTAAAAATTGCAAAGGTTATCAAAAAATCAAAACCAAGGTCTTAACCTGCTGTGATTGCGGTAAGGAGTTTGTGGTTGATAGCAAAGCAAATAATAAGCAAAGATGTGATAAATGTCAACATATCAAACAACTTGAATATCAAAGAAAATCAATGGCTAAAGCCAGAAATATAATGTGAAGTAGTCAATTTTAAATAGAAAATAGTCAAACACCTCGTAAACCCTTTGTTATTGGGCGTTTGCGAGATGTTTTTATTTTATGGTGTTATTTCTTATTATGGATATAGATAATAAACATACTTATCCAATATATATTATATTACGCACAAAGTCAATATTCAATAGGCATTGTGTACAAAATTAAAATTGAAAAGGTGGTTATTTTACACATGATTTTCGTCACAAAGGACGAGGCGGATTATCTTCGTCAGAACATTAAGAACGTTAAGATTTTCAAAACGTGCCGTCTGAAAAACAATGGCTCTAATCGTGGCAAGAGATATGCAGAGGAAACATCTGCGGTTGTCAATCTGCTTGCCAAGTACAGAGCTGATTAAAAAATATCTTACAGTACGTCTGTAAGGGTGGATATATCCCACTAACTTATTTAGAAAAGGAATTTATTTTTTATGACAGTAACAGAAGAACTTCCAATTTCCATTGTGGATAGTTTGGATAAGAGAAAGTACCCTACGCCTGAAGAGTACAACTATTGGAAATCAAGAGAAAACAGAACATTTTTTATTGATTACGAGGTAGACGAGTTTTATAACCTCATTGAAAATAAAAACCAGCCATAATCCCATTGACTTTAGACGGTGGGTTAGGCTGGTGATAAAATCACTTTTCATTAAGAGATTTCTTAATTAAAGTTAAAATTAAATTGTTTAGACTACGATTCTGTTCTTTTGCAAGTTGTTCTAATTGTTTTTTTAAATCTTTAGGAATAGTAAGTGTCGTTCTTACATTATCTTTAGATACTGCCATAATATCATCTCCTTTTCTAAATTATAACACATACAAAAAGTGATGTCAAGGTGATAGCTAAAGTTTACAACTTGCTTACATTGCAGTGTTGACAAAGTGCTATCACCGTGATATGATAGTGATAGAAAGGTGGTGAGGCGATGCTTAAATCATTTAAGTACAGATTATATCCAAATAAAACACAAGAAATACAAATACAGAAAACATTTGGTTGTTGTAGGTTTGTTTATAATCAGACACTTGCTTATAGAAAAAATCTTTATGAAACAGAAAAGAAATCTATGAGTAAATTTGATTGCAATACATATTGTACACAAGTTCTGAAGAAAGAATATGTATGGCTTAAAGAAATTGACAAATTTGCTCTTAACAACGCAGTATTTAATATGGATAGTGCATATCAGAAATTCTTCAAAGAACATTCTGGTTATCCTAAATTTAAAAGTAAGAAAGATAATCGGAAAGCTTATTCCACAAACAGTACTAATAATAACATTGAAGTTGACTTTGAAAACAATAGAATTAAACTTCCAAAACTTAAATGGGTAAAAGCTAAGGTTCATAGAGAATTTGTTGGTATTATCAAATCAGCCACCATATCACAAACACCAAGTGATAAATATTTTGTTTCTATCCTTGTGGATTGTGAAAATTTTCAAATGAAGCCTACTGGTGCTATGATCGGTATTGATTTAGGCATTAAGGATTTAGTTATTACATCTGACGGAGATAAATTTGAAAATTCTAAAACTCTTTACAAATATGAAAAGAAACTTGCTAAAGAACAAAGGAAACTTGCTAAAAGGCAAAAGGTAGTAGCAACAGAAATAAACAGCGTATTAAAGTTGCAAGACTTCATGAGAAGATAACAAATATCCGTATTGATAATTTACATAAAATTTCTCACAAGCTAATACAGGAAAACCAACTGATAGTGAGTGAAGATTTGAAAATTAGTAATATGGTTAAAAATCATAAACTTGCAAAAAGTATTTTTGATTGTAGTTGGTATGAACTAACAAGGCAGTTACAGTACAAGGCTGAATGGAACGGTAGACAGTATATTAAGATTGATACTTATTTCCCAAGTAGTCAGACTTGTAATGTCTGTGGATATGTTAATAAGGGAACAAAAAATCTTTCTGTAAGAGAGTGGGATTGTCCTAATTGTCACACACACCATGACAGAGATATTAATGCTGCTATTAATATATTAAATGAAGGATTAAGGTTGGTTAAATCAGCCTAAACAATAAAGCAGTACGATAGGAACTATCGGAATTTACGCTTGTGGAGTTAGTAGGTTACGAGAACGTTGAAGCAAGAAGCCGACTGGCTTTAGACGGTCGGTAGTTCACAATCCAAAGCCAATATTTATTTTCATTTACGGCTGTATGTACCAATAGCCTTGTTTCTGAGAAGTATGAAGAAGGTTATATCAAACCTCTGACGGACGTTTATCTCAGAGGTGTAAACTTCAAGGACGCAGTTATTATAATTGACGAGTCTCAGAACGCAACTTTTGACAATCTTAAAAAGACTTTAACAAGAATAGGTGAAAACTGCAAGACAATTTGCATAGGGCATACAGGACAGATTGATTTACTTAATCATAAGGCAAGTGGATTTGAGAAATATCTAAATCATTTTTCAGGAAAAGAACATTGTCAGATTTGCGAGTTACATACTAACCATAGAGGTTGGGTATCAACTTGGGCTGACGAATTGGAGGATTAAAATAAATGGCTAAAATAACAAAAAAGAACGTTCTGTCGGTACAGGGCATTGTAAACATAGAAAACGGAAAAATAACATTTAGCGTTGAAGATATTGAGGGTGAAATTGCCCTTGCGGAACTTATGTCAGATTTCAACGGTCAGGAAGTAAAACTGTCTGTAAATCAGACAGACGAAATTGCTTAACTGTTAGTGGGAGGAATAAATTATTTCTACATATAAAAGATTTGAAGGTGAGTCTGATGACGAGCTTATATCTAGAGTGTGCAAAGATAAGGAAAAGATAGGCACTTGGAATGATGTCAGGGATATTTTAAACGAATTACTTAACGCTGATTTTGGCGAGTCAACTTATCGTAAGAAATTCCAATGCTTTGAGAAAATGTTCAATGCAAATCAGAAAACTTTTGCAGATACAGAAAACACCCTTAATGAAATTCAAGACCAAATTCGTGAATTAAAGAAAGAGCGATATAAACTTCAAACAGAGAAGTTGGAGAATAATAGGTGGCTTAGAGAAAATGCACGAGATGAATTGATAACTGAAAAAATAGTCAATGCAATTTCTGATATAGACCCTATTATAGTTCCTGATTATTTGTCGGGAGTAAATAATAGCAAATCTGCGATATTGGCATTTACTGATTGTCACTTTGGCATAGAGTTTTGCATAAAAGATCTATTTGGCAATGTAATAAACGAATATTCTCCAGAGATATTTGAATGCAGAATGTGGAGTATGCTCGAAAAAGTTGTTGACATCATTGCTAAAGAGGACTTGGCAGAAATTAATGTTTGGGAACTTGGCGACAGTATATCAGGACTTCTCAGATTAAATTCTCAGCTTATGCACCTTAGATATGGTGTCATAGATTCGGCAATAAAGTATGCTGAATTTCTTGCTAATTGGCTCAATGATCTTTCTCAATATACAAAAGTGAATTTCCAAATGGTTAAGGACAGTAATCATTCACAACTTAGACTTCTCGGACAGCCTAAGAATAGTTTTCCTGATGAAAACATGGCAAAGGTGATTATTGCTTTCATAAGGGAAAGACTTAAATATAATCGAAATGTAAACATAATTGAGAATGAAACAGGCTTTTGTTTCAGCGATGTTGAGGGTTATAACGTGCTTGGTTGTCATGGTGAGGTAAAGGATTTACAGAACTGCACAAGTTCTTTTTCAAGAGCGTACAATACAAACATTGATTACGTTTTGGCAGGTCATGTGCATCACCAAACCTCAAAGGAAAATGCAAAACATTCAGAGGTGCTTACAATACGTTCCATGGTAGGCACTGATGACTATGCTATGTCTTTAGGCAAGACTTCTGACACGGGTGCAAGCCTGTTTATATTTGATAATGAATTTGGCAAGATTGCCAACTATGATATAAAAGTAAAGTAGGTGAATACTATGATGATTAAAAAGAGTTATAACGATTTTGATACTTTCATGCAGGATATTATAGATGTATATCTGGAAAATGAGGGCTTTAGTGTTTTATGTGATTACAAGTTGGCTTGTAAGATTATCAAGAAATTTTTATCATTTGACAATAAAACTAAAATTAATTCCATTTCTCTTGATCCGCCTGAGTGGAACGGATATGGTGGCGAATTTGTTGTTTCAACTTTTGAAAACGAGTTGTTTTGTGAAAGAGCAAGACGTGACGATAAGCCAATAATTGTTGGTGATGAGAGTATTGTTTTCGTTCAGCGAGATTTTGTCGGCAAGGATTTTATTGAAGAAGATTATGTTCCAAAGCTTTATTTTGGTTTTACAATTAACGAATAATTTGTAGTTAAATACAACTCCTTTTATTATATTTTGCAGGATAGCAAGCGTTATCCTGCATATTGTCGGATAGCTCAATCGGTAGAGCAATGCACTGTTAATGCGGAGGTTGTGAGTTCGAGTCTCACTCTGACAGCCAAAACAGAACTCAACACGCCTCTTAAAAATGCGTACCACGTTGAGTCTTTTAAATGAAAAATCTGACGAGATTTTTGCACGGATAGTTGACAAAGTTTTGTTGACTATCCTTAGTTTTAATTACAAAGTAATTCAACCTCACGCACCTCTTAACAATGTGTCCCAGTGAGGGGTATTTTAATGCCGTATAAATGTACAAGAGGGCTAACTTGTAAAAAGGTGGTCGGTGAGGTTTGTTGTTTCCAAAAGACGATTAAAGACAGAAAAACAGCGAGCTATGGAGTTATGGTTTTGAGAATTTTGTATTACTCCAAAAACAAAATTCAAGCCCTTATGGGCGAAATAAAGAAGATTAAGTGTGAGGGCAACACTCTAAAGAAATCCCATTTGAAGAATAAGTGCTAAAAGCAGCACTCTAAAGAAAGCTTGAGATGAGAAGAAAGGAGAGGTTAAATGGCTAAGAAAAGCAAACGTATTCAAGTACATGATGATGAAATACTTTCAAAAATCAATTCTGAAACAATGAAACTATGGAACAAATATAAAATTGATATGTCACTTAGAGAACTCTCCGAAAAGACTATCGCAGGCTATCAAAATGATTTAGAGTCTTGGTGGATATACATATACAAAAATCAGGGCAATCAAAGTATTATTGACTTAACGGAAGATGATGTAACTGAATTTTTATATTTTTGTAAAACTGAGGGTAATAATTCAAGACGTATGAAAAGGCGTATGGCTTCAATTTCGGCTTTTTATAAATTTCTGCGTAAGAAGAAGTTAATTACAGAAAACCCAATGGAATTTATGGATAGACCTAAGAAAGATACAGATGTTATTACTCAGACGTTTTTAACTGTTGAACAGGTACAGGAATTAAGAATTACCTTACAAAACTTAGTAAAAAACGCTGACACGCATCATAAGAAACATAGGGCTTTACAATATCAGTGTTATGCTCTATTTTCATTGTCTACAATGGCTAGAGTTAATGCGGTTGCGAATACTAAGTGGGAACAAATTGATTTTGACAATAGGGTTGTCAATGATGTAGTTGAAAAAGAAGGCTATGTTGTAACTCTTTATTTTTCGGAAGAAGTTAAGGAACTGCTGTTAGGTTTACTTGAGTACCGCAAGACAAATAATATTATTGACAATGGCTATGTTTTTGTTTCTTACACAGACGGAAAGTTTGATAAGGTAACTAATGGCACATTAAATTCTTGGTGTCATATTATTGGTGAAATGATTAATGTTCCAACGTTACACGCTCATGATTTTCGTCATTCTGGAGCTACGCTATATAAAAACGCAGGTATGTCACTAGAAGATGTTTCGGCATTGCTCAACCATAGTGGAACTGACGTGACAAGAAAATTTTATATCAGGGTTGACAAGAAGAAAATAAGTCAGAATAAGGATAAATTTGATTTTTGAGCAATCAAACACTCTGATTGAAAATTGGGGTGCTTTTATATTGGCTTGAAAATTAAACAAACAAAAAGGAGGTGGCTCGATTATGCCAAGGAAAAAAGTAAAAACCCCTGTAAGTACAAAAATATGTACAGAATGTGGCAAGGAAAAGCCACTGTCACAATTTTATACTACTAGAAATAGCAATATTTCTACTGATGGCAAAACAGTAAATATATGTAAGTCTTGTGTTAAAAAAGGTTCTTATAATTCTGATGGAAGCTTAAATATAGAAGCGTTCCAAAAGAAACTAATGTTAATGGATAAACCATACATACCAGAAGCTCTTGACTCTGCTATGAGTGAAGTAAGAAGATCATTAGAATTGGGCAAGGGTAGAACCGATATTATAGGCTGTTATTTTAAGAACGTGTCAACATTGCCACAGTACACGAAATTATCTTTTTTGGACTCTATGAATTTGTTTAATCAAGGCAAGTCTATTACTGAGGCAGTAACTACAACGGAAAAACGCAATATACTTCCTCGAAACGAAGAAGTATATGTAAATATGGTTGATGATTTTGTTGTTACAAACGATATTACCGACTTATTTGGCGAGGGGTACACAAAATCACAGTACCGAAAAATGAAGAAAAAGTTTGATAAATTAAAAGAAAACTACTCAATTCAAACAAACTTACACGAGGAAGCTTTAGCAACCTATGTTCGTTTTAAGGTAAAAGAGGAAGAAGCCACAGCAGCAGGAGATGTTGGAAGTGCTGACAAATGGAATAGAGCTGCCCAAGATGCTGCCGATAAAGCAAAGTTGACTCCAAAACAATTAACGCAGGCTGATTTGCAAGGTGGAGTAACTTGCATTTCGGAAATATCAAAAGCTTGTGAACAAGCGGTTGATATTGTTGAAATATTACCTAAGTTTAAGTACCAACCTAACGATGCTCCTGATTTTATAATATGGTGCTATATTAACTATGCTAGAAAATTAAAAGGATTACCTAAGTGTGAGTACAAGGAAGTATACCAATTTTATGATGATATGAAAAATGAGTACATTTCTCAGTATGGAGATCCTTATGGTATTTTTACTGATGACACATCGGAAAAAAATAGGAGTTCTGTTGAAACGTTTATAAAACTGCCAAAAGATTATGAGAATGGTGACAAGTAATGAACTGGCAAAGAATAAAAGATTTTGAAAAAAATAGTGATAGTGTATTTGGTAAAAATCTACACAATTATTACACTTTTATAAGTTGGGCTAAGTGGTATCCTGATTTATTACTTGACTTAATGAAACCTGAAACAGGTGGCTTGAATTTGCATTTAGATCAACGTGTGTTTTTACGTTGTGATGTTAGATTTATGAATATGTACGGAACGTTCTCAAGAGGCTATGGAAAAACTTTTGACGAGGTACTTGCTATGGTCGTAGTAGCAATGCTGTTTCCAAATATTGAATTAGCTCTTTCTGCACAGACAAAAGAAAATGCGGCAGATTTGTTGAAGTCAAAGTGGAATGAAATTGTAAAATTATATCCACTTTTAAAGGACGAAATAAGAGAAGCTAGATTCTCAAAGGGAAATGCTTATATTGAATTTAAAAATGATGCGACCATAGATGCTATTGCAAATGCTCAAAGCACAAAGGGTCAAAGACGTAGAAGGTTAAAAACAGAGGAATCCGCATTGCTAAATAATGCACTGTTTCAAGATGTCCTTGAGCCTGTAGTTGAAGTTCCAAGACTTACGGTTGGCAGACTTGCGATAGTAGACCCAATGGAACTTAATCAGCAAATTCATTTTTTTACAACGGCAGGATTTAGGGGTTCAGACGAATATCAGCGTAGTATTTCAATGTTAGATGATATGGAAAATCTAAAGGGAAAAATAGTTTTGGGAAGCAACTGGCAACTTCCGTGTTGGTATGGTAGGGGAAGTAATAAAAGCAAAATACTTTCAAAGAAGAAAAATTCTTCTGTTGTAGCCTTCGCCCAGAACTATGAACAAGAATGGGTCGGCTGTGCTGACGGTGCGTTGGTTAATATTAATAAACTAATGAATTGCCGTACTCTAACGGAAGCGGTTTTACAAAATCCAGATCCAGAACAAGAATATTATATGGGTGTTGACGTGGCGAGAAGCCAAAAAACTTCTAATAACCAATCTTCTATTGCTGTAGTGCGTGTAATTAGAAGTAAGGATAAAGGGAGAATTATTTACATTGATGTGGTGAATATCATTAATATTCCTAACGTACTTAATTTTAATGCCCAAGCTGCTATTATCAAAAAAGTTCAAAAACTTTATATGGCTAAAGTAGTTGTGTTAGATGCTAATGGACTTGGTGTTGGATTGGCTGATGAACTTTTAAAAGACACGATTGACAATTCTACAGGTAAGGACTTGGGCTGTTGGGACACTATTAATGACGATAATGTTCCAGAAGTTCCTAATTCGCCACAAATACTTTACAATATGAAAGCTCAGACTTGGCAAAATGAAATTGTAAGCACTTTTATAGATATGGTGGATAGTGGCAAACTTAGATTGCTGGAAAAAAGACAAGATAATGATTTTACCGATAATGAATGGGATAGTTTTGACGATAAAGTTAGACCTTTTATTGAGACAGATGCTTTTATTGAAGAAGCCGCGAATTTAAAGATGAAACATCTTAATAACGGCAACATTACTATTGAACAAGTTGTAAAAAAAGTAAATAAGGATAGAGTTTCGGCATTGATCTATGTGTTGTGGTACGTTAATAAATATGCCCAAGACATAAATAACGATGAATACGATTATTGTTGTTTATTCAACTAATGTAAACACAAATGAAAGTGAGGTGAAGCTATGCCTGAGAATATTGTAGAGAATACTGAGAATGTTATTGAAAACAATCAAGATAAAACAGAAAATGTTTCAGAAACTAACTCCGTGTCAAATACACAAGAGCGTTCCTATGAGTCAAATGCTTTTTATGAAATGACATCTTTTTGGGAAGATTGTATTGAAGATTTGCCTATTAATATTGAGGACATTAAGAAATTTGCTCATAATCCGCAAATACATATAAAAAATATTCGCAAAATTTGTCGGTGGGCGTACTATGAAAATGGTTCTGTTATGACTTCTATCAACTATCTTAAAACCATGTTCACCTTGGATAAGGTGGTTTATTCAAAGTCAAAGACTAAACGCAAGAAGAAATTTGAAAATGCAAGACAGTTAATGCAACAAACTCTTGACACAATAAGATATAAGGAAGTTATTCGAGATAATTTGTTTAACGATATGATTGAGGGAATGGACTTTAAATACTTTGAAATTACAAAGTCCGTATTCGCTGACAAGTATCTTGATGATATTGATACTTTAAACATTGTAGAGATCAATGAACTGGGAGTTAAATGTGCCGTTATTAATCTGCCTGTTGACTATTGCCGTATAGTTGGCAGAAAGAATGGTTCACCTATTGTTGCTTTTGATTTAAGATATTTTGACGGTATGGTAGAAGATGACAAAAGAAGAAAACTACAGGCTTTTCCAAGAGAAATTCGAGAAGCGTATAGTAAATATTCAACTCACAATAATATTAAGCCATGGAAAGTTTTAAATAATGATAATACAATGGTGACAAAAATTAACTGTAAGGCTATTAATCCTTATGGTGTTCCACTAATGATTTGTGCGTTGGACGATGTATTGTACGCAGATTATTTCACTTCTACAAAGCGGAATGTATTAGATCAGTTGAACAATCAAATTATTTATCAAACATTTCCTGAAGCAAAAGACGGACGTTGCACTTTGACAGAAAGTCAGCAGAGAAACCAACATAAGGTAGTTAAAGATGCTATTACTACAAGACAAAATAAATATGGCAAGTCATTTTTCTCGCTTGCCGCAGGTACAAAATTAAATGATATAAAAGTTGACACTTCTATTTTTGATGAAAAGAACGAAAATGCCAATAAATCAAAAGTGCCTGCCGATTTGGGTATTGCTAGTAGTGTCCTTGACGGTAATAGTACAGGAAACTATGCTGTTGCAACACTTAATTTGGAGTTGGTTGCAGGAAACGTATATGATTGGATAAATATGTTTATTATGGAATTGAATAAATGTATTAACGCCAATATTATTAAGGATAAAAAGCTTTATATGGAGTGTGCTATTTTACCTGTTACTTTTGTAAATAGAGATAAACAGGTTAAATATATGACCGACCTTTATGCTAGAGGTAAGGGGTCTTTGACAGCTTGGATTGCAAGCACTGGTTGGGATAGCGATGTATACTTGTCACTTATGGATTACGAACTGGATAATGATTGGGAAAATAAATATCCAACGCATAAGACGAGTTATACCATGAGTAGCAAAGATAGCGACCCAAGTGATGCAGACCACTCAAACGGTGGTAGAACTAAGGTAGCTGAAAAGACAAACGAAAATAGCATAATGAGCGAAAATCTAAATGGAAACGCTCAACCAAAACCTTCAACAACAAACTAAAACCTAAGTTGCGTTTAGTGACTAGGTTTATTTTATGTCAGAAAAGAGGTGAAAGTTAGTGTTTCATTGTGAAATAAGCGAAGCAAAGAGGTCGGACGGTCGCAGACGTGTAAAGTTGGTACTACACGAAATTCATCAAGACCGTAATCACTATAACAAAAATGGTATTAGTTACAATGAGCAGTATGTTAGAAATAATGCAGATAGTATTATTGGTATGCCTATTTGTGCAACATTTTTGGATAGTGAAAAAGATATTCCATACGACCATGGAATGACAGGTCAAGACGGCAATATGCCATTATTTGAAAATTCTGTTCAAGTAGGTTCTGCTGATGGTTGGTCTATTGAAGATATTCAGATTGATGGTGAGAAACATAAAGTTCTTATTGCCGAGGGTTATATTAATCAGCAACGTTATCCACATTTTGTTGAATGGCTTGAAAACAAAATTAATGATGGTGATACAATATATGGTTCTGTTGAATTTGTTGGTAAAGGCAAAAATAAAATAGTGTATGACGGAGAGCCTGTCGAAAAAGGTAGAGTACCAAAAGTTTATGACTATAGTGGATATTGCATTTTAACTGTCGAGCCTAGTGACGATAGTGCAATACTGATAGAACTAAATCAAAAGATAAAGGAGGACGAGAAAGTGGACGAAAAGACACTTAATCAGATTATTTCTGCTGTTGAGAATAAGATTACTGAACTCAATACTAAAAATGCAGATTACGAGACTAAGATTGCTGAAATGAATGAGATTATATCTACAAAAGATGCCGAGATAGCAACTCTTACAGATGAAAAGGCAACAGCCGAAACCAATGCTTGTCAGAAAGACGAGAAGATTAATGAACTTAACGGACTCGTTGAAACAATGAAAGCAGAATTGAATGAACTTAAAAAGTCTGCAAAGATTGCAGAACTCAATTCAGCTCTTGGAGATTTTTCAGACGATGAAAAGAACATGGCTAAGGATAAGCTTGACAAGTTTAACGCAGATCCTATGGGTTGTGGTATCGAGGTAAACGATATTGTTACAGAAATCAACGCTTGTATCGGTGCTGAGACAAAGAAGAAGGAAAAGGCAATGGCTGTTGAGATTAATTCTCAGAACAATTTTGCCGCTGACATATTTGGTTGCGTAGATACTGACAACGATGATGATAAGAACGATAAACTCGATATTGATAATCTGTTTGTATAAAAAATACGATTGGAGGAATTTTAAATGATTAAATTTGCAAATATTGGTGATTTCAAGGTAGCACAGAATTTTGGCTATCTCAAGACACCTGTTGTTCTTGAGAACGGCATGGCTGTTACATATGATCTTAAAACAAAGGCTGTTGCTCTGCCAACTGCAACAACAGCAAAGCAGGCTGGTCTTGCAGTTGTAATGAACAGAATTGATAAGCCTGAGACACTCACTCCAAATGATTATAGAATTGAGGTTGGTGAGTTTCCACGCATTTTTACTCTTGCTTCTCTTGCAGGACATCTTTTTGATATGGACGATGCAGTTGTAACAACAGCTTACAATACACTCGCAGTAGGTGACAAGCTTGTAGTTGGTACTGATGGCAAGTGGGCTAAGAGTGCTGATGTTTCTGATTATGCAGAGTATCTTGAAATTGTGGAAAAGACAAGTTTTGGCGGTAACGGACTTAGAGTCGTTGTACACGCTTAATTAATGAATGTAAAATAAAGGACGGTGTTTTAATAATGATTAATACTTCTTTTGAACTTAATAATCTGAATAAGTCTGAGGTTGCTGTCAAGAACGCAAAGGCTTTCAACGAAGTAGTTGAGATTTGTTCTGCTCTTTTTGCAGGCAAAGATACATCAAAGTACGGTCAGAAGGTAGACGCAGTACGTTCAAGAATTTCAAAGCTTGGTGAACAGGCACTTGCAGGCGATAGCAGAGCAGTTGCAGAGATTAATACTATTGTAAAGTATATTATACAGCCAAGACTTCTTGAGGCAACGAAGGTATTTAATTTCCTTGGTAACTATCGTGAGATTGGCTATGATGAGCAGCCAAGAATTAAGACTTATTCTTATGAAGGTCTTGATGCTAGACTTCAGGCTTCTGGTTCTGATGTAGGTTTTGCAGGTAGAAAGTGGGTAGAGTACCCAATCGTAACTCAGATAATTTCTTCTGGTATGGCTATTGATTATCGTGAGCTTGCTTCTGGTAATTTTGCTGGTACTGTAGCAGAGGAAATGGCACAGGTACAGACCGACATGAACAACAAGGGTGTTGCTTATGTATTTGATGTTATCAAGTCTGCACTGAAGAACAACACTGAATATGTAAAGTTCTATGGCGAGTATGACTCTGCTCCAACTCAGGCACAGGTTGATGGCATGATAAATAAGGTTAGAAAGCTTGGCAAGGTTGGTATTGCAGGTGACTTCTCACTTATTTCTGGTATCTGCGATTGGAACGGTTATAAGACAGTTGGTTCTACACCAATCCCATTCTTCAATGCTACACAGGTAGATGAGATTGCAAGAACAGGTCTGAATGGCTTCTATAAGGGTTCAGCTCTTATTGAACTTGAGAACCCTTATAACTTTACAAAGCCACTTGCTGACAAGTCAGGTTTTGACACATACTACAATCCAAATGATCTGTGGTTTATTGCACAGGGAGCAAATTCTCCAGTAAATATCTTCAGACGTGGTGGTATTACAACTATGACAGGCAATGATGTTGAGACAGGTACGGTAAAGACACGTTTCGATATGGAGCTTGGTGCTGACGTTGTAAAGGGTAGAGAATTTGAAATTGGTCTGCTTACAAAGCAGGGTTAATTACATAATAATTATTGATGTGGCGAGGGTGTAAGCTCTTGCCACATTATTATTATATTTGAAAGGAAGATTAAAAATTTGGCAAATGTAAGAAAAAATACAACTACTGCCACAATTAATAACGATATTACAGAAGTAAAGTCTAAAAGGGAAATTCAGCTTACCGATAGAGTGTTTCTTGAAAACACTCGTAATTGGGAATTGGGTTTTAGGGCTGTGGAAACACAAAGAGATATTACTATTCCACCAAATGCAAAGAAATTTGCACAGCTTAATGTTGGAGAGGTTATGGCTCAGATACAGGAAGGTAATGGAATGTTCTGTGGTACTGATGGCTTTGGCAATAATGCTTATCTGAAAATTCTTGACGAGGATATAAGAAGATACGTTTTTTCACTTGACGAGAATGATAATAATGAACCTGTTATTCTTGATATTAACAGTGTAAAGGCACTTCTTGGCATTAGCAATAAAGCCGATTTTATGGCTGAACTCTCAAGACTTGTAGTTACTGAAGGCGATAAGAAAATGATTATTCCACTTGCCAAAGAAGTTGGAATTGACAATGTGGCAGTTTATAAGCGTAACGAAATAGAAAATATTTCAGGCTATAAGTTTTAAGAAAGGGTGTGGTTAAAATGGCTACTACCTATGAAGATGTGGTCGCTGTTTTTGAGTCCACATTTCTTGAAAGGGTTGCGTTAAGTGACGACCTTGTTTTTCAGTGGTTTAAAATGGCTTGTGGCGAGTTTTCAACTCAAATTAGTCAGCTTTATTTTAATAATGAGAAAAAAATATTTACTGATATTGACGGAAACGATATTGTTTTAAATCAGATAGTTGTTAATATATTGGGTTATACAATAAAGAGATTTTATTGTGAAAGACAATATAGCAAAATTGTCAAACGTAGCAACATAGTTTCTAAGGATTTATCAATAAACAACTCAGAGGGTGACAAAAGACAAGCTAAAGTTGAGATTGATTGGGTGAACTTTAAAATAGTTGACCTTTATGAGCAACTTAAAGACACTGCGTATAATTGAGGTGGTTGAATGAGTAAAGAATGGTACTTAATTCGGCAGACGTATTATACGGAAGGTTCTGAAAAACAAGATTTATTGTTTGATAGTGAAATGTCATTTAATGACGTTTTAGATGATAGCGTTATTGAAGATGATATTATTCTGTGCAGTGGAGTATTTAACGGTGAGGATTTTGAAAATGAATTTGCTACAAAGGGTATAATTCAGAATGAAATACCTGACACACCAACACAAGCTTGGCAAAGACAGGTTTTAACCTATATTAGTACAATATCGGACTATAAGTATATTAAATACGATAATAAGATTTGGCTAATATTGACCGAGCCTACAAATAACAAGCTGTATGAAAAATCTATTTTGTATTTGTGTAATTACGTTATTAAGTGGCAAGACGAAAACGGAATAGTTCACTATAAGCCGTGTAATATTCAAAATGCTTCACAGTACAATGCAGGCACAAATGAGACAAAAGTAATTACCATTGGTTACGATCAGTTGATGATGTATATTTCGCTTGACGAGGAAACGAAATATTTTTCTCATGATAAGCGTTTTTTCATTGATTATAATGATAAAGAGCCTACACCTTATAGAATTACTAGACCTGATACTGTCAGCTTCTCTTTTGGAAATAGCAGATGTATGCACATTATCTTGTCAGAGAGTCAATATAATCCGCAGACAGATAGAATTGACCTTATGCTATGTGATTACTTTAAGCCCAATAATGCAACCAAACCTGTTGAAATATCTTACAGTGGTAATGCAGAAATTCGTTGTGGTGGTACAGTTAAAACATTTACTGCAAATACAGATAAAAGTGTCACTTGGTCTTTGAAATTACTTGATAAACAACAAGATTTTGTTACCATGATAGTAAATGAAAATAAGGTAAAGATAAAGTGTTTAAACAACAATGCTTTAATCGGTAGCTTTTTTAAATTGGTTTGTATAGTTGATGATGTTTCGTCTGAGTTGTTAGTTAATATAGTGGGAGGTGTGTAAAATGCCAAATAGTTCTGCTATACCACAGTGGAAGTCTAAGGCTATTTCTATGATGTTAGCACAAGATAATATTATGGAGTTGTTTGAAAAATCGGAAGAAGATTTAGAAAATATTGTTTACACAAATATATTCCCATATGGCTATATTCCGAAAACACAGACGGATGTTGAGCTGTATATTACTGTTGAGGTTTCCGTTCCTAAAATGTTATTTAGACAAGTATGGGAACACCCTCATATGACAATTAAATTAATTTGCCACCAAGACAAAATGAGGTTAAATAAAGCAGGTATCTCTGCAACAAGACTTGATTACTTGTCAACATTAATTGATAAGTTGCTAAATGGCACTGATGGTTGGGGGTATGGATTGCTAAGTCTAGTTTCTAATACGGAATATAATCTTTCACCTGTTTACAAGGTTAGAGAAATGATATTCCAAGGACAAGACCTTAGTAATGATATGTGTGGCGGTGCAACGAATGGTTGACGAGTTGAAGATATATCGTGGTGATGATATAAGAATTACAGATGATATTATCATACATAATCCAACTTTGAATGATATTGTTGAGATAGGTGAAAAGAAATTTTTATCATTTTGTCAAGATTTCACGGCACATCATTTGGATAGTCCTTATATAGTGTTATTAACTGATTTAGGTGTTGACTTTACAACGATTTCAGATTGGGATTTATTTGTTTGCTTATCTCTTGTGTTTGATGAAAGCATTTGCAAGTTTTTGTTTGGAAACTTGGATTTTAAAAGTATGAAACCATATATTAACGGTGATGTTAAAGGTATTTGTAATAAAGACGGAATTGTAATTACACCAAAAATTCACGCAAAAATGGTTGGTTATATTCGCAAATTTGCCAATATATCGACACCACAATTTCAAAAAATACTTGACAATCCGACACAGAAAAGTATGGCAATCAATAGTGCTAGGAGAGAAATTGAAAGTGCAAGGCGCAGGGAAATGTTTTATCCTAGTGGGTCGGCACTTTTACCTATTATATCATCAGTGGTAAATTACGCAGGTTGCAATTACACAAACAAAACAATATTTAATATGAATTTATATGCCTTTTGGGACACCGTAAAACGCATACAAGCTTATGACAATGCCTCACATTTGTTTTCGGGTATATATAGTGGGTGTGTAGATTTATCAAAGAATAAAAAACTAAAAGAAGAACTTAATTGGATGCGGAGCTTTAGATAGCTTATCCGATTAAGTTTTTTTATTTACACAAAAGAAAGGAATGATTATATGAATATTAATACTTTTATTCCGCAGAAGATTAGTAGAGCGATTCATACTAAAAATGACGGTACTGTAAATTGGTACACAAATCAGGTACAGGACTTCTCAATTAAGGTAGATGGTAACGAGCAGACTAAACAGGATGCTGATGGAAATACTATTGCCACTGTTACCAAGGGTAAGAGTTGTACTGTATCTTTTGCTACACCTGTTTACGATATTAATATTATTGCAGCTATGAATGGTACTGAGAAAAAGATTGCAAGTTCTTCATCTAAGCTTATCGCTCCTGCGTTTGAGGAGTTTAAAATTGCTAGTGAGCAGACTACAGTTGTGCTGAAAAACAAAACTTCTGATATAAACTCTATTTCAGTAATGACACTTTCTACAGATGGTTCGGCTGATAAGGTTTTCAAGGTAGCAGGTGCTATATCAGAAGGTAAGGTTACATATACTGATACAACTAAAACAGTTACTTTCAATACAGGTGATATAAAAGAGGGAGATACTGTTCTTGTCAAGTATGATTATGCTGTAGAAGATGGTGTCGGCATGACAGCTTCAGCAAACGATTATCCAACAGCAGGTAGACTTTATGTTGAAGTTGAGGGATTTGATATTTGCGATCAGTCAACAAAGATTTATGCTTACTATCGTTTCCCAACAGCTAAAATGCAGTCCTCTTATGAGACAGCTATAGCCCTTGACAGCACATACAATATTACTATGGACTGTGCCGTAGATTACTGTTCTGAGGACAAGCAGTTCTATAGTCTTGTTATTCCGGGCGTAGCTTAATGGTAGAGTGTTGGATTTGTGGAAAGGAATACAATTATTGTCCTCATTGTCGGAGATACCAGACTTGGATGAAGCATAGTTGTAGTCCCAAACACTATCAAATTGAGTTGCTTCTTGAAGAATACAGAGAAGGTATCGTTAGCAAAGCTGAAGCAGCTCAGTGTTTTTGCAACATTGGAATAGATGAGAATTATGATTTTTCTGAGTTTCTTCCAGAAGTGGCTAGAGATATTAAAGAAATAATCAATTTTGATTATGTTCCTATAAAATCTGTTACAAGGGCTAAGAGAAATAAAAAAACTAAATAAAATAGAAAGGGCGGTTATTATGATAAGTATTGACCGCCCTTATTTTTTTATAAAGAGGTAGAAATGACAGATAGAAGCAAGTTTAATGTAGATAAAGACAAATCAAAACGTAGTTATAATGGCATTATTTTCGACTCAGTGTTAGAAATGAAATATTATCGTGATGTACTTTGTCCTTTAGTGGAAAGCGGTGAAGTGATTTCGTATGAGTTACAGAAACCATATGAACTGCAACCGAAGTTTGTTCACGATGGCAAAACTGTGTTGCCAATTAAATATGTCGCTGATTTCGTGGTTACTTATAAAGATGGTGTCACTGAAGTTATAGATACAAAAGGTATGCCAGACTCAGTGGCAATACTTAAACGTAAATTGTTTTGGTATTGCTATCCAGACATTACATATAAGTGGATTACTTATGTTAAAAAGTTTGGTGGGTGGATTGATTATGATGAGTGTAAGAAACTGAGAAACGCAGAAAAGGACGCAAGAAAATGGAGGAAACTTGAATGAAAAATAGGCTTAGTTTTGCGGAAATGCAGGCATTTATAAATAATGTAGTCAAGGGTACAGTTGAGTACGGAGCAGGATATGAAGAAATTTTGCATAAATATTACGTTGTCACTCTTTACGGAGAACATAAACTTTCATCAGATGATATTGCAGAGATTTATGATAGTGGAGAGCTGGATAGGGAATATAATAACATTGCTTGGGAGTTGATTGACAGAAATCAGTATTGCCTAATTACTAAAGCTATTGACAGTGGTATTAACATGAATGTTAGATACAAGGCGGCTGAAAAGGTTATGAGCATGGCAAATATAGCTATAACGGAGCTTGCAAACAAGGCAAAAGAAATGATAGAACAGATTAGTGTTACTACGAAAGATATTGACACTGAAAGCTTAAATGAAGTGTTAAAAACACTTAAAGATAGTAATGACATGGCAAATAAAATTGTAATTTCAAACAACAAGGACGGTGACTAATATGTTCTTTGCAGAACAGGAAATAACACTTGGGATAGTGCCTAATGCTAGGAATATTCATAGGTTTGTGTATTTTGCACAGGTACGTCCCTCTGTGATTAATCTGACAACAGATAGAACGGTCAATGGTAAATCAATTATAGGTCTTTGTAGCCTTGGTTTAAGAAATGGTGACAAAGTTACGATAGAAACACATAGTAAAGTTTCTCAGGAGCAAGCTGACGAGGATTTAAAGCTTGTTGTAAAGTGGTTGCGTGGTGAGGAATAAATGGTTGTAAAAAACCTTAAAGAACTAGAGCGAGAACTAAGAGCAAGAATTGATTACGCTCTGCTTACAGATGTTGCCGAGGTTGTTACCACTGTTATGCTAGATCATATTGAAAGAGATGTTTACGATAGTTATGTACCACACGAATATGTAAGACGATACGATAATGGTGGTTTAATGGATATTAATAATATTAATTCTTCTATCGAAGGTGACACTTTAGTTGTTGAAAACAACACAATGGCTAACCCTTATATTTTTGTACAGGGGAAAATGATTAAGTCAGACAACGCAGGTCAAGAATTAGCACCTATCATTGAAACTGGTTGGGGGTACGATTTTGGAGATTGGACGTATCATGGTGTTGCTAGACCATTTGCATATAACACAAAAGAGGATTTAAGTGATAATAAATATCACGTTATAGCTTTAAGACAAGGACTTAAAAGACAAGGAATAGAGGTGAAGTGAAATGGCAGATGATTTAAAAATACGAGTTCCTGTGGAACTTGACACAAGTAAAGTTAAGGACGATATACCTAAATTAAATAATGTACTTGCAAATGATAATAAGGCTCATGCTAAAATCATTGGTGAGTTGGACTTGAATAAAACACAAAAGAAAATTCAATCTCAACTTGCTACAATCAGCAAAAATCTAAAAATAGATATTGGTGGTTTAAATGTAACTTCTATTCAGAGTAGTATAAAGGCTGCTGAAAAACAGATAACTAGCTCTGTTAAAAATATAAAGCATGAGATACAGAATATTGACACAACTCTTGCAGAAACTTTCAAGGCAGGTTTTAATAAAGACGGACAGATAGATATTGTTAAAACTATTGAAAATGCAAGAAAGGTTTTGAGTCAGTTTGGCAATCCGACATTTTCATGGACTAAAGATAGTTCGGGTGAAGTCGCTCAAATTACGGCAGAAGTTACAAGTTTAACAGGTCAAGTTGAAAAATTGAAATATGCTCTGAACGAAACAAATGGGTCATTTGACTATCTATCGGGTAGCAGTTCTGAAAAGGGTATCTTAAAACTGATTGCGGATATTGATAAGGCTAAGTCGGATTATACTGCTAAACTTTCGGCATTTAAGTCAGCGAATAAAGGTATTGAATCGGGTATAGGAAATGAAATTAATGCCGTTAATGCTGCTATTGACAATCTTGGCAATGGTGGTTCTATTGCAGAGGTTGATAAACTATTCAATTCATTAAAAACTACTGCAAGCAATATCAGGCAAAATTTAAAATCTCTTACAAGTTCTTTTAACGAAACTACAAATGCCGAAAACACTTTGGCTAAAATGCCTGCAACAATACAGGAAATATCCAATAGTTTTTCAAAACTTAAACAACAACCGTCAGAGGTTTCCGAATTAATTGGTAATTTAAATTCCCAATTAAACAAGGTTAATGAAACCGAAAGTCAATTTGGGCGAAATGAAAAATGGTCTGAGGAATATCGTGAGTTAGTTGTTTCGGTTAAAAAAGCAGAAACAGAAATAAAGAGTTTACAGTTACTTGAAAAATCTGATAATTCTGAGGCACAACAGCAAGCTAGTAGATACAATAAAATTATCGAAAATATTTCGCTAATTAACAAGTTAGAAAAACAACGTATTTCAGCAGGCAAAGAGGAAACTGTTGAAATAAATAGGCAAATAAAAAATGCAAAGGGCAGAATATCTACAGCCGAAAGCTATTTAGAAAAACATAAATTAATTTCTTCGGAATATGAAGAACAAATACGTCTGCTCAAGAGAACAGGTGAATATGAACAGGCTATTGTAAAAGCTAAGTCTGCTGATAAATCGTCAGCTACCTTTACTAAAACAGAAAATAATGTAGCTAGACTTACGCAAAATCTCACCACCTTAGAAACAAACTGGAAAGAGTCGCCTATTTTTAATGGAGAGTTTCAGGAAAAGTTTAATGAGTTAAAAACAAGTTTGTCTAATGTGGGTGGCAATCCTAAAGCATTAGATGAATATCGTATTAAACTCAATGAGCTAACAAACGAGTTAAAGAGGGCTGATGTAGCTTATAAAGCTAGTTTTTCTAGCAACAAATCACAACAGAGCATAGAAGTCACAAAGCAGAACATTAAAAAGTTAATATACACAATTCAGACATGGCAACAGGCTAATACTAAAGCCATGAGCAAGAATACTTTTAATGGCGGTACATATCAGGTTGAAACTGATAATATGATAGCTTCACTCAAAAAGTTGCTTAATGCCAGTGATTTAACTGCGAGCGATTTGAAAGCCAATGTTGATAAAATCAATCGTAGTTTTAGGACAATGAGTTCTGAGGCACAGGCGGCAGGTGTGAATGGTTTAAGCTTTTTCGATAAGATTAAAGAGGACGCTTTAAAATTCACAAGCTGGATGAGTTTAACTACTGTGATTTCAGGCATATCAAGAGAAGCCGTTAAGTTCTATAATAATGTTGTAGACATTGATACAGCTATGACAGAATTGCGTAAGGTTACTGATAACACAAATCAGCAATATGCCGAGTTCTTTGATAATATAGGTCAAAAGGCTAAAGATTTAAAGATTGATTTATCTGATCTTATTTCTCAAACCGCAGAATGGGGCAAACGTGGTTATAGTTTAGATGAAGCTGAAACACTTGCCACAAACTCAGGCATTTATTCAGTTGTTGGTGAAGTAGATAATGCAACAGCAGTACAAGACCTAACAACAGTTATGAAAAGCTATAACATGACAGTTGATGAGTCTATCAATATTGTCGATAAGTTTAACGCAATATCAAACAAGTATGCTGTTTCAGCAAGTGATATTGGTGATATGTTGTCAAGGTCAGTATCTTCACTGAGCGTAGCAGGAAATACATTAGATCAGGCAATAGCAATGGGTACAGCCATTACAGAAATAACTGGAGACGCAGCCGAAGCAGGAAACAGTTTGAAAGTCCTGTCAATGCGACTTCGTGGAGCGAAAACAGAACTAGAAGATGCAGGCGAGTCAACAGAGGGCATGGCAGTATCAACCTCAAAACTGAGGGAAGATATTAAAGCTCTTACTAACGTAAATGGCACAGGTGGCTTTGACATAATGAAGGACTCTCAGAACTTTAAGAGTACCTATGAAATTATGAAAGGTATCGCCAATGTTTGGAACGACCTTACTGATACATCAAAAGCCGCTGTCATAGAGAAAATTGCAGGCAAGCAAAGAGGCAATACAATTACTGCATTGCTTACAAATATGAGTCAAGCGGATAAAATTGTTAATGACTCAATAGGCTCTGCTGGGTCTGCTATGTCAGAGTATGAAAAATACCTTGATTCCATTCAAGGAAGAGTGCAAGGTTTTCAGACAAGTATTGAAAATTTGTCAGCTACTCTGATTAATGGTGATTTAGTTAAATTCGGTATCACCAGTGGAACACAAATTATTGATGTTCTTGATAATCTAATTAGTAAATTCGGTGTTTTAGAAACACTTATTCCTACCGTTATGGCAGGATTATCATTCAAAAACGTAGGTAAACAATTATTAAAGATGCCAACTTATGCACAGCCACAAACTATATGTGCATAGGTCACACACGTTTTAAAATAAGGTTGCCAAATTGCTGAGAACGGCTAAAGCTTTGCGACTACTTATAGCAATGGCACTATAAGAGTGAGGAAACTCGGAAACAATAGCAAAGATGACATATGCTGAGATAAAAGCCTATTATACTATTATAATAGGTGCTAAGTGTTGTTAAAAATGTCAGGTCAGCAGCCAACCCCTATCGGGAGATACGGACTAGGTTCAGAGAGTAGACGGTAACTATCTTGTGGTAAGATAAAGGTGTACTCCAACTATAGGTAACACCTATAGCGTTTCAAAAAATGAATTATCCCTCATTTATTTAGTTTTGTCCTTTGACAGTGAGGGTGGGATAAAACTGTTACCAATCATTTTGCATAGTGATTTATTTTACACTATTCATTTGCGTATGTCAACACTAAATTTGTTCGTTAATAAAAATTTTACATTTATATTAACACAATGTTTGTTAATGCAACCAATATATGGCTTGACATTAGTTCCTAAAATGGGTATACTAAGTTAAGAATAGTCCTTACAAGTCTAAAATATGATTGTGTGGCATATTTTATAAAAGTGTTATATAATCATATTAAATTATTCACAAAATCTCTTTTAGTATTTTTGTTAAAGAGTAAAGAATAAAATATAATTAAGTAGTTTAGAATAAAATGGAGAGGTGTGATAATATGGAAATGGGTAAGGAACTTAAACTATCATTAAAAGTTGAATATCAAAAAGATACAGATAGTATCGAAATTACAACTAATGGACAATCAAGTGGTATAACTCTTCCATCTAAGATGTTTCTGCCATTTGTACAAACATTACTTCGTGTCGGTTTGGATATGCAAGACAAAAAGGTAGTTGATTTGGGATTGCGAGAGGGGTGATATCATGAGGAACACTAGAGATGTTTATGTTAAAAATGTAAATGTTTGTAGAGAGGATGGTTATAAAACCAGTTTGTTGGATATCTTAAATATTGAGCCATATTATATGGAAATCAAACAGACTCTCGACAATATCTATTGTTGTACTGTTGACAATCTTGACGAGATGTCGAAGTGTATCAAGTGGTTGCAGAATAATAAGTTTAAGAACTTTGTTGTCAAGAAGATTTATGTTAGCCGTATAAGAAGTGAAATCTATGTAATTGCTGATTTTGACGATGGCAAAATAGGTGAAGTTTTGGACGAATATTATGAAGCAACTTTTACTTTTACAACTAATTACAAACAAGACATTGTTTTCATGATTACTTCCGAAAAGAATTTAGTGGAAGCAAATATGCCTAAATTTGAAGAAGTGATTGAGGTGACTCCTAGTGTCTAACTCGCAGGATTATTCTAAAAAAATAAAACATAATGAGTTGTTTGTGCAATGTCTAAAGGACACAGATGTTAAAGAATATGACGATTTTTCGGATTGGATAATAGTCGGTATATTCTATTCGTCACTTCATTATATGAATTTGTTTTTGTCCAAGAGATATGATGATATAAATCTTGAAACTGTAAAGAGTCATAAAGATAGAAATATTATCATACAGAAAAAATGTCCGTATCAAATTCATATGGCATATCGCACCTTATATGAGTTAAGTAGAGAGGCGAGATATCAATGTTCAGATGTATCGTCTAAAGTCCGTTTTGTAGAACAGAAATATCAAGAATTAAAGAATTTGTGTTCTGAACAAATGCAACGGAGCGCTTCTAAGAGATAACGTGGACTACATAATGAATAACCATAAAATAAGACCCTAGAGAAAATCTAGGGTCTTTTGTTATACATGAACACACATTGTTTACTTTTGCCCATTTGTACACTTGCGTACACTCATACACTCATACTCATTATCTATTCCCTCAAATTAACATTTACGTTAGTCCAATCCTTGCCATCACGTTCCATAGTGACAGTATAGTATAATCTGCCCTTAACACCAAAACTATTTTCAGCGTCCACATAAGATGATACAGTGTAGCTATCATTATGATGTGTAATAAAGTTTTTATCATACATTGGATAATCTGCTGTTGCAGGGGCTTTTAATTGTTTGTTTACATAGAATTTAGCCGCTGTGTAAGCTTCTTGGCTGTAGTCTTTTTCGTAGTGTGAAATGTCAGATATTTTGTCAACCAGCCCCCAAATGGCAAAAAATAAAAATATAATGACAAATACAATTCTACCAATGGAATAATGAACTTGCTCGGTAGTTCCATTATTAGTAGATGAGGTATTTTCGTTAGCTAAATTATTTGTGTTTTCTTGATTATTTGTCATAACTATTCTCCTTTAAAATTTATATCAAAACTATAAACGAATAACTGTTAAGGTCTTTAAAACAGTTGAAAATGAGAGTAGTGGCAAGACTAATATCAGTATATTAGGCAAGACTATAACACAACTTTCAGATTTAAAGAACTTGCTTCATAATAAATCGGATATAACTTTAATTCCTGCAAATGAAGTAGCAAATGTCCGTCAGTTTAACAATCTTTTGGCACAGGGTAAATCGGTAGCTGAAGCCGAGTCAATAGCTTTAAAGGGTTGCTCTGAAACAACTCTCAATGTTGCTAGAAGTGCTAATGGTGCAGCGGTATCAGAAGAAATGTTGTCTGCTTCTTTAAAGGGTGTTGCGACTTCTTCTAAGCTTGCTGCCGCTGGCATGAAAATATTGTCAACTGTTGGTAATATGGCTGTCGGCTTGCTCGTAGGTTTGGTTATTGATAAGATTATAACATTTTTTGATAATATTGTCAATGGTGCAGATAATGCAAAAGAAAGTTTAGCTCAGTTTACAAGTAGTTTCTCTGACTCTATTGACAAATTAGATGAAGAAAACAAATCAGTAAACGAATTAGTAAATCGTTATGTAACTTTGGTTGCGACAACAGATGACTTGTCAACTGTTAAAGACGATTTGAATACTATTCAGGACAACTTAATTGACAAGTACGGTAATGAAGCTAAGAGCCTTGATTTACTTAATGACAAAATGTCTGAGAATATTAAGAAAATCAAAGAGTGGAAAAAAGAAAAGGCTGAGAGTGAACTTTATCAAGAGTCGGATATTACTGATCCTGATGATAGTGATAGAAAGCTGAGTGTTAAAGAAGCCTATGATTTAGCACAAAAGAAATTAAAAGAGGGAAGCTCTTTTAACAAGGGTCTTTTTACTACTGATTACGGTGGCAAAGGGCAAGCCTATGTATCAGACGGTCTATTTAGTGGCTATAATTCTAATGCTGATATCAACAAGGTTGGCTCTCGTGGTTATGGTGATTGGTACAGTTACAAGAATGACATTGAACCAATTCTCAAAAAGTATAATAACGTTGGTATAAGCACTAATGCTTATAGTAATTTACTTTTCGCAGGTACAATGCAAGAACGTATTGATACCATGCAAAAGGTATATGACGAATTGTCTGAGAAATGGTCTGATATTTCAAAAGACGATAATCGTAACGAGTGGTTGGCTGATTTGCAAAAAGAAATTGCTACCACAACAGAGGAATATGACAAACTTTCCAATGCTGTTGACAAGTACAACGAAATTCAGAAAACACTTGAAAACTATAACACAAGTGAAGAATTTAGTAAAGCATTTGATGAAGCTCAGAAAGCTACTGAAAGCTATAGTCATGCTGTAGAAACCAAAAACATTGATGATGTTGATAGACTTTACGACTTAACTCAGCAATACAAGGACAAATTAATTGACTTGGCTAATGGTGATGAGGATTTAATTAGCTATGTCAATACTTTCTTTGAGTCTTTGCCTGCAAAATTAACAACAGGTACTTTTGATATTTCTGAGTGGACGGACGATATTGACGAAGTTCAGAATAAGGCAAAATCACTGAAAGATACCTTAACAAGTCTGCAAGACGGAAGTATTTCGGATAGTGACTTAGTTGAACTGTTTAAATCATATCCTGACTTGGCTAAGTTCTCAGGCAACACGGAAAAACTGACAGAAGAAGTTAAGAAACTGATAAGACAAAACCCTAAAGAATTAACAGACAGATTAAAAGAACTATCAAACAGTTTGCCAAATGGTAATGATAAGGCTAATGTGGAGGGTCTTATTTCAAGCCTTGAAAAACTCGGAGAGGTAGCTTCTTCTATTTCTGAAGTTAAACTGTCTGTAGATGATATTGAGAAAATTTACGAGGAAACGTTTGATGATCTTATAGATAAAGCCGAGGACGAGAAAGATGTTCTCGAAGAGCAAAAGAATATTCTTGCAGAACAAAAAACTCAACTTGATAATATTATTTCTCAGTACGAAACTGTTGCAAACACAGTGGAGTCTTATATTGACGAGCAGAAATCAGCTATTGAGGACAGATACAATGCTGAAATTGATGCAATTAAAGCTGTTAATGAAGAAAAACAAGATACTATTGACTTACAGGAAAAGTTAAATAATCTTGAAAATGCTAAAAAGAAAAAGGTAAATGTTTATTCTGAAGCTAGTGGTTGGCATTTGGAAACCAATACCGAGGAAGTAAACAAGGCACAGCAGGAATATGAACAGGCTAGTGCTGATAAACGTGTATCTGACCTTGAAAAGCAGCGTGATAAGGAAACTTCATTGTGGGATAAGTATAAACAACAGTGGCAAGACCTTATCAACAGCTCTACTAACACAGAAAATGAACAGCTTGCCAAAGATATTTTAGGTGTTAATTGGACGGACAAAATAGCACAGCAAGACACAAATATTCTTAATGACTTTGCAAGCAAATACCAATCTTATCGTTCTCAACTTTCAGATCAGGTTGAAAAGGAAATTGAGAGCGTTGAAAAAGAGATAACGGCTAAAAGCAAAGAAATTGAGGCATACAAGAAAGAAAAAGAAGCTTTATCAAAGTATGTTACAGATATTACGAATAAGAATAAAGACTACATAAAACAGTTGACAGATGTTTCTGAAAAAGAAATGCAGACTATGGAAGGTAGGACTAAGTTCTTAGAGGATTGTAAAAAACGTGCTAGGGAAGCTCTTGACTATTCTGATATTTCTGTTGAGGGTGCTAAATCGAATGGTTTGTATCTTGTTCAATATGACGGTGAAACTGTTGGAACAGGGCTTGATGAAGCACAAGCAGAACAGTTAAAATCTGAACTGTACGGCAAAATGGTTTCATCAGAACTCTTGGCTAACCCTATGCTTGGTAAGAACAAGGGTGCATTAACAGCTATTCTTAACGCTTTAAAGAGTAAGTTTAACATTATTAAACCATATCGTTCAGGCGGTATTGACGATTATACAGGACTTGCACAACTTCACGGAAAGCCAAATGCAATTGAAACTATCTTCAATTCAGAGCAAGGCAGAAAACTGTATAACCTTGTGGCTAATACGGATAACCTTGTCAATTATATTGGAGACAAGATTTATAACGGCATAACAGATTTGGTAAGGACAAAAATGTCCTCACTAAACAATATTCAAAATAGAAGTGACACAAACAATAAAACTATTGTATTCCAGATCGATACTGTCAATACAACAGACGGCACAACATTCTTAGAACAGATGAATGCTTATCTGCAACAGGCTGATTTGGATAGAATAGTCGGTAAAAATTATTAAATAAATACAAAAGTAATAAAGAGCCATTAATTATTTAGTGGCTCTTATCTTTTGGAAAATAAGAGAGGTGAAGAAAAATGATTATGACTCCTACATTGGTATTTCCTGATGATGAGGTTGTAAAGATAGATAAGCATAAGGACACAAATGGTGAATATGATCGTGCGCCACATTTCAGTTATCAGTTTAATTGTACAGCAGGTTCGGCTATGCGTTGGGCATTGTGCGAGTACACAAACCTTAAAACAGGTGAGGTTAATCACTCTTATTTTCCAAAGGGTGGTGACATAAACATCTTTTACAATGGTGATAAAGTTGGTGTTAATGAGTTAGTTTTTAATGACATTGCAGAGAACGGTCATGATTACCAATATCGATACATTCTTTTTCAAACAGACCCTACAACCATAGCTGACGACACTCAATATGGAGATGGTGTTGGTTTGTATGATATGTATTTCTGCCGTGGTAAAATCCAATCTTCGGGTACTACATCAAGTTTTATGATTAACAAGGAAATTGCAAATCTCAAGAGCGCGTACTATTATGAGCGTTCCGACGGCTCAGTGTATTTAGTCGGTGGCGCCTTTATCGAGATTGGAGAAGAAAGACGACTGATAGAAACCTACGATTATAAAACTGGTAACGTAAGATTAAAGTCTGGTTTTACAACAGCCCCCGCAAGAGGAACTGTGTTTAGGATTTTTACAAATTACTTTATAGATAAACCGCATTATGTAAAATGCAGAAATGACCCTGATTGTATTGTTACGGCTGAAGTAAATGAAAACAATTCTACTAGACCAATACATTGTAAAACAACGTATACTCACCCTAATCATGTTGGATTGAAGTATTATAAGTATTATTTGTATCAGATAATTAATTCAAATGTAGTCTATGACGGAACTATTCAGGACAGTACAAATGACACAACTCAGGTCAATCTTGGTAAAAGTATAGGTGAAAATATAGTAAATAAGTGTATTACTATAGAGGTAGAGCCTAGTGGAACAGAGGGTCATGTTACCAAGGGTATTAATGGTTTTATTTCTAACTACAATACTGCTACAGGAATGGCTACAATTTATTGCCCTGCAAACACTCAGTTTGTGAAAGGTGCAAAATTTACTGTTTATAGTGAAACACAGAAATTGATTGGTGAGAGTCCTGCAATTTATAATTTCAGACTCAACTATGACTTCTATGCTATGCAAGCAGGAAATTCATATTGTGTTGTTAGTGAGATTATGACGCTTGACGATAAAATGTATCATTTTAGCAAAAGAGTATCGTTCCAAGGCAACGAGTTAGGTGATTTAGTAAACAACTTTAATTGTCTAATAATTAATAATCGTATAGCAATGCTGTCATGGAATACAACTCTTAGTGGTACTGCAAAGATTTTTAGACGTAATGTAAATGAAGAAGATTATGTTTTTCTTGGTACTACTAATACAAAGAGCTTCTTTGACACAACAGTTGGCAATAAGCAGACTTATGAATATTATGTTTGTTACGGAGATTACAAACCATATAAATCAGAGCAAGTATCGGTAAACAAGGACGGTTGGTTTATATACTCTTTAACCGATTTGGGTACAAAATATAACAAAAAGTATTATGCTATTTCTGAGTGTTGGGAGTTTATAACAGGTATGACCGATAATGATATTACATCAAATGTTGGTCTTGCAGTACACACAGGAACAGGTATTAAACCAAAAACAACTAGAACAGTAACAGACTATGAGAGTGGTTCTTTCTCCGCTGACCTTTTGACAATTAATTGCCCTGACGGTCAAATAGTCGATAATATTGACAGAGTAAAAGCATGGACTAAATTTATTAAAGGTAAGAATGATTTTATGTTAAAATCTCATAAGGGCGATGTTTGGATTATAAATATCTCAGATAACCCTACTAGAATTTATGATAGCACAAGTGTATTAGGGTTGACTAATATTAAGTATGATTGGATTGAAGTTGAAGATATAAACGATGTAATAATTATTAGATAGGAGGTAGGAAAGTGTTATGGATTATTATAATAAAATAGACAATGCTTATCTTGCCGAGTTACATAAACCAATGCGAAAAATGTATGTCAAAATGGAAATTTTATCACACTATGAAGGTGCTATTGGCGAAATAACAAGTGACTTATCTTCTACAGATGGTTCAACAACGATTAATAAAGAGCAAGGCTGTCGTAGGTCTTGCTCTTTATCTATTATTGATAGAAGTGGTAAATACATACCTCAAAAAGATAGTTCATTTTGGTACAATCGAAAATTCAAAATCTTCATCGGCTTGCAAGTTGATGAGAATATTTATTGGTTTTCGCAAGGTGTTTTTGTTACAAAGTCAGCAAACTCTAATGGTAGACGATTGAATGTTGAGGGTGTTGACAAATATGGGTTTCTTGACGGAACATTAAATGCTAGAATGTGCCTTGTTGAGTATCAAGCTAGTGTTACAAATTCTAAAAAAGGAACGAATATTGCAACTTTAATTAAGGACACGCTTATGCTTGATTTGGGTAATAACATACCTCTTGACCCTGTTGAGCCGATTATTGACCCTATATTCTATAATGTAACTTTGTATGACGACATCGTGGTTGACGAGGGTGGTTATCTTGGTGAAATTTTTGATAAGATTGCCGAAATGTATGGTGCTAATATCTATTACGATGTCAATGGCAGATTGAGAATGGAAAGAGTTTTCAACTATAACTTACCTTCTTGGTATCGTCATTTATCACCACAATTTGAATTGAGTGAAACCGAAATTACAGAAACGGATATTAATTATACTTATAATTATGACGGTGTAAACATTATTACAGTTACAACAGACAATACAAGTGGTGAAATTTATTCGTACACAGCTAAAAATGAAAACCCACAATCACCTGTAAACATAAATGCTATTGGCTATAAGGGCTTAGATGGTGGCACTTATTATATACCCCTAGGAGATACAAGTGAAGAAAGCGGAGAGGAAAAGTGTAGGCAACAAGCCGAATATATGTTGTTACAACATGCTTGTATGAGTACAGGTATAAGTTATAATCTGCCGATCATTCCACATTTGAATGTTGATAATACCGTCAGAGTTAGCAATGATTATTATAATTTTGACAAACAGTTATTTATCGTAAATTCTATTACAATGCCTTTATCGGCTACTGAAATGAGTATTGAAGCCACTAATCTACAATGGCTGCCATTTGATACAGATTGTATTTCGATTTACTGTGAAACTTTAAGTGATACAGTGACAATATCTTATAACACGAATGGTGGCAAGGACAAAGATGGAAACACTATCACTTATAAAAGTATTAACCAAACCCCTAATAAACAAATCGTTTTACAAGGTGGGGATATGTATAACGAGAATAAATTGTTTGCATGGACGGATAGTCAAGGCAATAAATACAATTATGGTGACGTATACACTGTACCAAATAACAACACAACATTGATAGCTCAATGGATAACAGGAAATGAAGTTACAGTTACCAATACATTGTCGGCAGATAGTACGGTAGAATTTCAATCTATGTCACCGTCACGTTGCTTGATACGTTATGATGACAACGAAGTAGCCAGACGTAACACAAACACAATTTCAACATTTAAAAAGAATTATTCTTTGGGTACACACGATACAACTATTGTGTCTGAGAGTGATGATTTAACTAACTTTGACAATGCTTTTGATAAAGAAACAACCACAAAGATAGATTGTTCCAAAGTAAAAGCTACCTACCTCACTTCACCTATGGGAAACAGATTTGAGAATATGACAGACTTTGTTTTCCCTGCTAATCTTGCAAACATTTCGACCAGTAAGGGCGTGCTGTCAGGTTGTAAAAAGCTTACCAAGATTACATTTCCTATAGCATACTGTGATATTTCACACCCTGAATCGTTTCTTGCTAATAGCACATTTGTTAATGGTTTGGAACTACCTTACACCTTGAATTTCGTACCAATGGTTTCAGTTGATGGGCAAACAGGTATCGAAGAAATAAAACAAAACGAGATATTAAAAGGAAGTCATGTTGTTGGAAACTTAAACATCAAAGCGGCAACTACAAATAAATGTGTAGTGTATGTAAATAAAGAAACAACAAGTTTAGTTATTTATCCCGCAACAGTGCAGGGAAGATTTTATCTTATGGGCAAAGGTATTGATGGAGATTTATCTGGACTTCAAACTATACAAATTGGGCGATCTACTAATATTAACGACACCGATGGTTTTGCAAGTAATACATCGGCAAACATAAATCTGAGTTTGGACTTTCAATCGGGTAATTGTACTACTAAAATACCTAAAAACGCTTTTAACGGCTATAGTGGTAATACGATTAATGTTGTAATTTATGGTAATGTGACCGACAGCAATGGTATCACGCTTGAAAGCGGATCGTTTTGCAATATGCCTAATATGACAAAATTGCCAATGACAAATAGCATAAGCTTAAAAGTTATACCTGAGAACTGCATGAATAATTTAGCTTCATTAACTTTAGCAACTACAGGCTATGTGGTTGACGTTGAGGGTTGTAACGATATGCCTAACCTGACAACTCTAAGAATTGAAAGTTCTTGCGAAATAGTGAATGGATTTAATAACTGCCCTAAATTGAAAAATTTGTCATTCATGAGTGACGGAAAAGTAAAAGAAATTGGTGGTTTAAATAGTAATGCTATTACAACATTTTATATTCCAAATATGGCTTTGTCTGTATCGGGCGTGAATAATTGTTCTGCATTAACAACGGTTGTTATTGGGGCTTCTTTGACTAGCTTTACAGGGTTTAATAATTGTCCTAAATTAAACAAGTTTACTGTGGATAGTTCTAATACTACTTTTAAAGTCGTTGATAATAACCTCTACCAAGGGAATAAACTTTGCCGTGTTCCAATGAGTAAATCAGATATTATGGTAACAAATGGTACAACGGAAATCATGAGCAATGCCATTCAGGTTGCTTTTGCAAACAGCATTTCTATTCCAAATGGTTGTATTTTAGCTAACGACTCAATCAAGTGTCAAAGCGTAGGTCAAATTATTTTCCATACTTCTTTTAACACAGAAACTGGGAAATATAATAATTTAACTATGACCGATTTTAGTACCCTTGATAATGTACAAGTCGGAACTATTTTCACATATGGAAATGGTATAACCGATACCACAAACGCAAATTGTTTGCCTGTTGTCAAATACTGTATAGAACATGACATTAATTATGTTGATATGAACGAAACAAATACTAACGCTCGTGGAGTTATTGGAATAAGCGGTAATGCAGAATTGGACGGTGATAATTAATGATAAATACTTATACTTGTATACCAAATCAAACTTCATCAGAAACCGTGTTTGCAGACCTTAAAACATTTTTTGAAGATAAGTGGACTTGGAGCAAAATTGAAACAAATTATCCTGACAGTGAGTCCACCGATTATAACACTTTGACATTTTGGATTGATAATACAACGTACTTTAGAATAATGTTTGATCCTGCAAAGTCACGTTATTGGGCTGGGTGTGGTGAATATGACTCTTCCCAAACGTCACCATATGCTGATTATGTCAGCTTTACCTATAGCAAGTTTGATAGTGTCATGTTGTATACTACAAGTCGGGGAATGTTGATTTTGTTTAAAAGTGGAGATAATGACTATGTATTAGGTGGGGCTATTGCAAAGATGAGAAAGCTGTCCGATGATACAGAGATAACAGGTTTCTTTACCCCTACTTCAAATTCAGGACATCAAGGAAGTAAAATGGCAAGTTTGTATAATATGTTTAGTCAAAGTTTGCACAATGGCGGTACGAACCTTGTACCACAAGTTGATTTTAATATACCATTGAATAGCACAGTTGAGGGACAATACGCTGCTAAAACTGACGGAATATTCTATGTTTATATGGGACAAGACAGTGTGTTTCCTGCTGACGGAACTGTTGTAAAATTCACAATGAATGGTGTTAAATATGTAGGTAACTGCAAAATGGTTTTAGCCGATTATTCGTAAAGGCGGTGTACAGAATGTCTAAAATGAATAAGCTGATTAAGGAAAGTCAAGATAATAAAAAAACACTTGGTTACACCTATGGAACGGTTAAAAGCTACGACTCTACAAATTGTACAGCCATTGTTTCGCTATTAGAGTATAATGGTGCTGAAAAATCTTTTCTGAATAAATCAGGTGAGATTTTAAGCATGGGAGACAGTGTGTGGATCTATTTCCGTGGTGGCGGTATAAACGCTGGCTACATTGCTATTAGGAATGGCAAACCCATACCTCTAGGAAGTCAAAATTCTAGTGTAGGACGATTTGTTGAATACGTTGATAGTAGTGGTCATCATCACATTTCGGAAAAGTTTAATTATTATGGCAGTTCTTATTTTTATACTATAGCCCCTGATGGAACAGAACAGATTACTATTCGTCTTGAAAATATTGCTCATGGCAATTATAACCATGTTGAAGGTCAAGCAAACCACTGCTACGAATATAGTTATGACAGCAATAATTATATTGATTTTTCAGAAATGAAAACTGGCAGTATGTTACATATGTTACTCTATACTCGTGGAAATAGCAGTTTAAATTCCTTAACAGGCTTTAATAATACTAGCGTTGGTGGATTTTCTAATCACATCAGTGGTATGTGGAATACGTCTGAATATAGTGTGGCGGTTGAGTGTAGCGGTGCAAAAAATACTATTTCCAATTCTCATGATACATATGTTAGTGGCATAGATAATATACTAGAGGGTGTAGCTGATAGTATTGTAGTTGGTACATACAATATTGTTAAGGGTGACAAAACTAAAGACCAAATGGCAAAATATAACGCCGTGTTTGGAGATCAAAATGATGTTCTTAATTATGATGGATGTCTTGTCGCAGGTTCATGGAATAGCGCCACGGCAGATAACCAAACCGTTATAGGTATCAATGCAAAACCAACTTATAAAAGCTCGGAAAATGCAAGTATACTATTTAATATAGGAAACGGTCATAATATAGAAGATGGTACTCTAACTCAAAATTCTGCAATGCAAGTGGACTTTTCAGGCAATGTTTATGCTGGCGGTGCGTACAAAACTATTGGTGCTGACTATGCCGAATATTTTGAATGGCTTGACGGAAATGTTGACAATCAAGATAGGATCGGATTATTCGTTACGCTTGACGGTGATAAAATCAAGCTTGCAAATAAAGACGATTATATACTCGGCGTCATATCAGCTAATCCGTCTATTGTTGGTAACTCTGCTGAATTAGATTGGCATGATAAGTATAAAACAGATGTTTATGGACGGTTGATTTATGATGAGTCACACAATCCTATAGTCAGTAAAAACTATAACGATACGCTTGAATATGTTCCTCGTGGGGCTAGAAAAGAGTATAGCAAAGTTGGCTTGTTAGGACAGTTAGTAGTTCAAGATGACGGAACGTGCGAGGTCAACGGATATTGTACGGCTAGTGTGAATGGCGTGGCAACCAAGTCAGATAGTGGTTATAGGGTTATCAAACGTATTGATGAAACACATATAAAAATAATACTTAAATAGAAAGAGGGCTAACAACCCTCTTTTATTATTGGAGGAAAAGTTATGAAAGAGATTATTACTCAGATGATTACAGAGTATTTGCCTGTAATTTTAACAGCGGTTATGACGGCTATTGTCGGTTTTGTAAAATCGAAGTATACAAAAATCGCAAATGACAGCATTAAGAAAGATGTGGCGGCTACAACGGTTAAGTACATAGAACAGATTTATAAAGACGTTCACGGCACAGAAAAGCTTGAAAAGGCTAAAGAAACCATGCTTGCCCTGCTTGAAGAAAAGGGTATTAAGATTTCCGATGTAGAGCTTGTCATCTTGCTTGAAAGTGCTGTTAAGGATATGAATTATAAATCACTCACAGATTTTATTGACGAGGTTAAGAATGGCGGTGAGTAAATGAACACAGTTAAGGAAATTGCTACCTACTGTGGAAGTGTTACAACCATTTTGGCACTGATAACAATTATTGTTAAACCAATCAGGAATAGATTTGTAGGGTGGATTTTAAAAACCAGTGATAAAGATAATCTAAATAAAAAAATAGATAAGCTAACAGTATTAGTGGAAAGACAGGTAGAACAGAACAAGGGCATGGAAGCCGAACTACAAAAACAGAGTTTGGCTTTGCAAGCTACGTTAAGAAATTCGATTTTAGTGATTTACAATTCAAGAATGAAAGAAAATAGTATTTCATTATATGAAAAGGAAAATCTCGCAAGGCTATACGAAAGCTATTCGTCTATTGGTGGCAATAGTTTTGTACATAACTGTGTGGACGAATTAAACAAACTGCCTGTAAAGGAAGATTAATTGGAAAGGAAGTATACATATGACTATTAAGGGCATAGACGTTTCTGAACATCAGGGCAATATTAATTGGGCTAAAGTAAAAGGAAATGTAAGCTTTGCCATACTGAGAGCTGGCTACGGTGATGCTATCACATATCCAAATCAGATTGACAGAACATTTGAAAAGAATTATAAAGGTTGTAAGAATAACAATATTCCATGTGGTGTTTATTGGTATTCATATGCACAATCAGTAGAAGCAGCAAAGCAAGAGGCAAAGGCTTGTCTCAAGGTAATCAAAGGCAAAAAGTTTGAGTACCCTATTTATTTTGATTTAGAGGAGCGTTCACAGTTTAATAAAGGTAAGGCATTTTGCGATTCTATCGTAAAGGCATTTTGTGGCGAGATCGAAAAGGCAGGCTACTATGCTGGACTTTATATGAGTCGTTCTCCTTTGCAGAATTATATCTCTTCTGATGTAGCAAAGAGATATACACTTTGGATTGCCGAGTATAACAGCAAATGCAATTACAATGATAAACATGATATATGGCAGTATTCTAGCATTGGCAAGATAGACGGAATTGCGGTTAGTGTTGACGTAGATTATTGCTACACAGATTTTCCCACGAAAATAAAATCGGCAAACCTGAACGGATATACTAAGACAAAGAAGCTACCAACACTTGAAAAGTCTGGCTATAAAAAGGGTGATAAGACCAGTGGCGTTCTAGCTCTGAAAGAAATGCTCATCATAGCTAAGGCAAGAAAACTTCACAACGTCTCACTTGACGAAAACGGTATTTTTGGTGAGGGTACTGAAAAGGCTGTTAATGCTTTGCTGAAAAAGTGGGGTTATAAGCAGACTAGCATTGCAGGTGAGAAGTTTATCAAGAAGCTTGCAAGTGCTATTAAGTAATATCGTTGTTAAAGGGCGAGGTAATACAGCTTCGCCCTTGTTATATTTTATTTATACGAAAGGAAGATGAACTATGGCGTATTGTGCTACAAACGGAAACCTGTATGAAAATGGAAAAGCTTTTGAGCTGAAAGTTGGCATTGGTGCTGATTTTAAAGTACAGGCTTCGGGAACTGGCAGTTTTCAGGTTGTAGGAAAACTGACTCAGAATGGTGCAGAGGAAGTGCTTATGATGGTTGATCTGAGTGACTTCTCAACAGTTGATACGATTACAACGGAAAATGTTTATGCAGGAGATGTTAGTGGTTACTATAGTGTAACTGTTAAAAACGTTAAGGGTGTAAACAAAATTTGGGGAACTATAACATATTAAGGAGGTGGATTTATGGCTACAGATATTATTGCTAGAGGTATGGCGGCTAATGCTAAAAAGTCTGTCACTGAATTAGGCAACAAGGTTGAAAGCGAAAAGTGGATTGGCACAAAAGCCGAGTGGGAAGCCGTTGATAAATCCACTATAAAAGACGGCACAATTGTATATATCACTGATGATAAAACGGTGATTTTATACGATAAGGCGGAAATGGAAAAGATAGCCGCACAGGTCGCCACAGACCGCAAAGCCGCTGAAACCGCTGTGCAGACAGCACAATCCATAGCTGATAGTCTGCCAGATGATTACGTGACGGCTGTCGGGAAAATCGCTGAAAACACGGCTGAGATAGGACGTGTGAAGCAGACAGACAAGGAACTGACAAGACGTGTAAATGCACTGTACGACATTGGTCAGGGTGTGACGCATAAATTTGAAACCGATAGTGAAACGGCATATCAGAAAACTGTGCCTACGGGTGGTAAGCTGATGTCGGTGAAGTCTGTGGGTGGTAAGTCTATCGTGTGGAATCAGTTGATATCAGACAGCATAATTCATGTTACAGTAACGATTGACGAAGATGTTACCGAGGATAAATGGATTAGCCGTATCGAAGCTGACACGTCAAATATAATTAGCGCACATGGTCATAAGGTATTGGGAAAATGCGTAAAAGACGCAAGCAACCCAACTGCAAATGTTGTAGTGCGTTTCGGTGCTAACAATAGCAATATCTCAAACGGATACGAGTCAGAACATTCCACTGAAAAGGGAATATACTCCCTGCAACCTAGCGTTAAAAATGGTGCCCTGTATTATCGTGCATTTGCAGGCGCAACCGCAGGCACATACGGATTTACATTGCAGTTATATGACCTCACCCTCATGTTCGGATCAGGCAACGAACCCACAACTGTTGAGGAATTCGAATCAATGTTCCCTAACGGTTATTACCCTTACAACGAAGGCGAATTGATGAGTATGAGCGTTAACAACGTGGTAGAACAAGGTAAAAACCTATTCGACTGTTACGGCTTTTCCTGCATAGCAATCTTAAACGTAAATGGCGAGCGAAAACTCAACAATAGTTACGGAACAACAATTTCTACAATTGAACCAACTAATAAAATTGTTGTAACACAGTCACAAGCCCCCGAAAGCGTTATCGCACATTCGAATAACGGGTGGTTCTGCGTAGGTATAAAAGGCATGGAACAGTCAAAAAGATATACATTTTCGTTTGACTTTACTACTACAAAAATGCTTATTCAAAATCCTGTTTTACAGATTTTAGTGAATGGAAGATTTCCAGAAGACGCTATCAACATAAGTGAATTAAATGTTAAGAAAAGAGTTTCTTTCACACTTGAATATACTAAAGTTGATGATAGGCAGTATATAGAGCTTCGATTAAGTGGCATGAGTGGTATTTTCGAGAATTTCCAACTAGATGAAGGAAGCACTGCAACTGCATATACTCCGTACTATACTCCTATATCATACACAATCCCACAAGCAATCCAAAATTTAGACGGTTACGGGTGGAGTGCTGGAACGGCACGAAACTATGTGGACTATGAAAATAAACGATACGTTCAGTGCGTACAAAGTGTTGATTTGGGGACGCTAGAGTGGCTTTTAGACGGAAATAATTGGTGGTATAACACTAAAATTCCGAAAGGATTATCAGATAGCAATGCAATATGCAATAAAAGAACATATGTGTTAAAAGGAGACACTGGCAATGAAACACAGTGGTGTCATAGTGGCGGAGGCTATTTTGAGGTTTACGTCACTGACGTTACAACATCAGCAGATGTGAGTAAGAAATTGTCAGGCGTTATCCTATACTACGAATTGGCAACTCCAATCGTAACCGATATTTCATCGTTAATACCAGACGACTTCCTGCGAAATATCGAGGTTGAAGCAGGCGGTTCAGTGACGTTCCAAAACAGCAATGGCGACAGCTATCGCATACCAGTGCCGTCAGAAGAAGAGTATATCGTGAAACTGAGTGAAGTAGGAGGTACAACATGACAGATTTGCAAAAGAAAATGGCTGAAAAACTAGGGTTGACCCCTGATGATTTTCAGCCGAAAAAAGCCACAAAAGTGGACGAGTTAGAAGCACAAGTGCTATATACTGCGCTGATGACCGACACACTGATTGAGGAGGACAATGACAATGTATAGGAAAGTCAAACGTTTGTACGATTTAGGGCTGTACACCGCTGAGCAGGTCAAAGACTTTGCCGACAGGGGGAAGATAACCCCTGAGCAGTATGAGGAAATCACTGGGGAGAAGTATGAAAGCGAGGATAACGAGGGTGGTGAAAAGACCAAATGAGCGTAAGTATATACAACAAAACTGATAACAAGCTTAGTTCACTGGCAAACCAAACGGAGCTTATGAACAATGACGGTACGGCAGATATTACAAGCCAAATAGAAAATTTGACTACCTCTGTTAAAAGAAACACAGATGAAATATCTATTCTGAGTGGAAGTTGTGTTCGCATGGAGAAATTAAATCGTAATGCTCATACCGCAGGTGGCACATGGAATTGTAATAATTCAGATAATATAGATGGGCTTCTCGGTCAAATAAATCGTGGCGATATTTCCGAATTGGGTCTTGGTACAGAATTGAAATTAAAAGGAACTATTGAAAATGTTCCTTGTATCGTCAATGGTGAAGAAAGTACAAAAACGGTAGAGTATGATACTTATTTTGTATGTGTAGCTGTGGATTTTCTTAGGACTACAAAAGCCTCAAGTGGAAAACGGTCATATACATTTATGCCTTTTGGTTCACCAATAGGAACAAATGTTATTGATAACGCTACAGGTTTAGGTGATGTTCACGCATACTCTCAAACATTCATTCAGCAAAAGGTTATGCCTGTTTATACTGCGCATTTTAAAAATATTTTTGGAAATAATCTTGCTGAGTTTTCAGACCCATTACCACTTATGATTAACAAATCAGCCACAAGTTACACTTATGTCAATGGTGGTGGAAGAAGTGTGGAAAACTATGGCTATAGTGATAGCTATACCTCCTATTCGCTTAGATTACCGAGTGAACCTGAGATTTTCGGACATTATGTTACATCGGGTTGTTATGACAATTCAGGCATGGAGTCACAGTTGCCATACTTTGCAAACAAGCCAATTACTACAGCTTTAACAGGCTTGGGTTATGATACTACCTCTGGAATGTGGCTATCATCATATTCGAGTATGAATTATTACGGATATTATGATATTGATAAAAGAACAATTCACGCAAGACCAGCCAATGCCGAGTTTGGCATTTACCCACTTCTGACATTGGTTCAGAAATAATTTTAGGGTACTAGATTAATTTCTAGTACCCTATTTTTTTTACGTTTGACGAAATATAAATAATTAGATATAATAATATTACCTAAAGCGAAAAGGTTAAAAAGAAAATATTGTTAAGGGCTAACGAGATAGTGGAAGAATAGTTTCTATGAAATAAAGATTTTATTAAAAAATTACAAGGATTTTATTAGAAAATTATAAGACAGAATTTTATGAAAGTCTTATAAAAGTCTTATAAAATTTATATGTACAAAACAGCAAAAATGACAAGCCAAATTTGTGCAATGATACAAAACATAGTAAAACGTGTTGACAAACCACTACAAGTCTGATATAGTATAAATGTCAGTTATGGCGATGCCATAGCTTGTGAGTTGAAATATATTTGTATTCTATGTGTAACTAATTAAGTTGCAAGAAAAAGGTGTGTTCTTTATGAATACACCTTTTTTATTTACATTGCAGTAAAATGATTGCCAAATTTATAGCTAGTTAAAATTATAAAAAAAGTTTGTAACGTCTTGACAAATAGATTTTTTTATGCTATATTATATATGTCAGTTGTAGTATTGCTACAGCTAGTGAGTTGAAACATATTTGTATTTGGTACGACCTAATAATTGGTTACAAATGCAGAAGATAAGGGTGTGTCCGTTGTGGCATACCCTTATTTTTTTTATCATTTTATTGCTATGATTTGAGACAAAATAGTAAAAATGAAATGTAGAAAATTTGATTATTATTATCATAAACTTTGTGTAATGTGCTTAAATAAAATCTAATGTGCAAATATTAAATTCGTCTTTGTTTGCCTGTAAAGTGTGTAAAAAGTGTGTAAAAATATATGAAAGATAGGGAAAAAGAGTGAAAAAGAGTGAAAGTTTTAGTGTTGGTATAAATATATTTTAAGACAATTAAGACAATAAAAAAGTTCCGCAAACCTAGTAAAATCAAGGGTTTACGGAACTTTATAGCTTGGTGCCGCTAACCGGACTTGAACCGGTACGGGTTTTACCCCGAGGGATTTTAAG